TTACTAAAAGTTTATCTTATTTTTTAATATATACAACTTAAATACATAGGTCGCGTGAGAACCCTTTTCTCACTGTTGCACCTGGAGGCCTTTCTCGTATGGCAAAATTTTTAAGTCCTTAGATTTTTACGATCGCATATTCATCTAATGACATTTTCATAAATTCGCCCAAAAAACGAAAAACCTGCACAACTGAGAACTTAAGATACGGAGAACCTAAGCTACACAACATTTTCTCACTTCTACATTAACTTCTCACATTGTACCATTTTTACCATTTTCTAAACACGTTTCTCAGAACGGAGCAACTTAACCTCGACGGTTTTAAATTTTCTAAACCTGTTTCTCACAACATCACCTACCAACGCACTTCTTAGAAACAGACTTCTCACACGCTCTGTTGTCTAAACTCTTCATACGCGTGATTTTCACGTCTACACATTGTTCTCGCTAAACGACATTCTCAAAAGGCACTGTATACGATACAGTATTTGCACCACCTTTGTTGATGTACTATACAACCAATCTAACCACCAAAAAACCTAAGCAACTCAGGTACTTAGCCTCTACCGCACGCTACGACACACATACAAGTGACAAAAACGACCAATCACCACCAAAATTTTAAATGTAGGTTTTGTTTATTTAGTATCCCATTTATACCCCGAAACGACCTCAACAAGTCCTAATACTACAGTTTTTATAAAAACGATGTGACCAACTAGGTACGTGGTATACAGTAGTTAGCTTTATTTTATCTGTACACACTAGATTTTTACATCTAAACGCACTTCTCGCGCTACATCATACCCTATATCGACGGCTAAACGCACTTCTCACGACACTCGTTTTTACCAACTAAAATTGCACTTAAATATATTATACTAACACATTAGATTTCTCTAACGGTTAAATTTCTTCGACCGTTGTTGCTTGATAAATAATAACAAGTACAACCAACAAAAATAACAATTGTTTAAAATTCAACAACTTGCAAAATAAAACAAAAAATATTAACTTTTTTAAAAATAAATGTTGCTTTTTGTTTTTTGTTCTTTTATAATAGCCGTAAATAAAGGGTAGTCACCCTTGTTATCGGGCTTGACCGTCTTATATGGACAGCCTTTTACCTAATTACACGCTTATCCAGTATATAAAGCGTGTTTTGGTGGCAGGTTAAAGATTGTTTAACGGTTAAAGAAAAAATTTTCATACACGATAAAAAATCGTACTTAAAAAATACGAAATTTACTAGATAGGAGAACAGAATGAACCTTACTAATTGCACAAAATACTTCAAGAAACCAACGAAAGGTATTATCCGCAACAAAGACCGATGGAAATACACGGTTGCACAGGTAGTGCGCGATGTGGCAGAGACACTACTATACCTACTGGTTATGGTGTCAGTATGTTGGCTCGCACTGTATGCGTTCTTCAATTTAGATTAGGAGTTTGATGTGGCGAACAATAAATTAAAAGTGTGGGTAGTGCAGGCATCTACTCGATGTGGGCGGTATAGCTTCCCACCTATGATGTACAGTACAACGAACAAGCGTGATGCTATTGAGCAGTATCGCGCGTTGCATAAAATACGTGGCAAGCACGTTCGACTCACGTGTGAGAAGTGCGAGCGGAATGAAGATTTAGTTGACGGTTAAATTTCGTATTTTGAAATACGAAAAACAAAAAGGAAATTGATATGAACACAAAGAAAGCAGAACAACTACTAAGCCGACTACGTCGTCGTGTGGACTTCCTAGAAGATGGCGGTCGTAGTATTAAACCTACACAACGTGCCATCAAACGAGTTAAAGCATTATATGGATTTGATAAGCCAAGCCGCAAAGAACCTAAATGGTTAAGCGTCTACGAGTTATAGGAGTACATATGCAGAACATATACGTAAATAAAAGCAACGTCGCTTATCCTGTGGAGATTGAGCGTTACTTAAGACTATACTGCCCAGGGTGCATAGGACCTGAGGGGCGAATCGTCTTCCGTCTTGAGAAGAAAGACAACGGTAAGATGATGAGTGCAGAGCGTGCGTTAGACTTCCCGAAGAACAATTTTAGATCTAACGGTCAGTTGGTACACCGTGGTCTGCTCGACGCTTTTTGCAGACGATGGGAGGTAGACCACGAGCTTACCTTTACTATAACTGTGATTGCCACCACCGTGCAAGATGATACTGGGTATAGCCCACGTTGGACGTATGAAGTAAAACAGATACCACAACAGGAGAACTAGGTATGACATTTGAAAATTGGTTAAGCACACATAACTTTGACAGACTTGTGTGGATATGGAACGAGTGTGCCACAGAGAATGAAGTACCGTTTATTGAAGATAGCGTGGAGAGTTTGGCTGAAAATTCATTCATCGAGGGTATTGATCTCGCACGAATGGTGTTCTTTGGTAACCTGAGAAGTTGGAATGACCGCACTTACATTAATGGTTTAGGAAAGTTAGAGTCTTGTTGGGATCTTAAGTCGAGCCCAATAGACATTTCATACCTTGCAGAGTGGCTTAAAGACAAAGAACACGAAGAGTATGATGAGTGGAAGAACGAGATACTCGGAGAGTTTTCCGAACATCTAGCTGCCAATGTAGATACTACAGAACTTTATAAGCTGTGGGTAGAGTATGAGGGCGAGCCTGATGGTGATGAGACAATGATCGACGTGTTCGACATTGAGGTATTGGCTGATGACTTAATAAAAGACAACCACGAGTATTTTCAAGGTTGGTTAGCGGAGCAAGAAGATGAAGAAGTTAAAACATTTGAAGAACTTGAGAAAGCATACAACTGGAGCAACGACTTGGTATTTACTAAAGCCGCTGAGCTGCTTGATGCCGACGTGTCTGATGAAGATATTGCGATTGATGGTTTCGATCTTCACAACTTATTGTTTAATGAGTGGGAGGGGTTTGCCCCTAATGAGTACGCAGAGAAAGTGTGCGATAGCGTAGGCACGTGGAGTGCCATTCGTCTTGTTCGTAAGTATGAGAAAGACAATTACGGTGAATATTTAACACGTATGGAGCCGAACAGGGTGGCGAATATGCTCGTCTACATTTACGGTGAGTTTTTATTAAACAAATCAGAACACTTACAGAAAGTGTGGGACGATAAACTTACACAAAAAGACTTACGCATTATCCGTGAAGAGATTATGGACTGGTGCGTGAATAAATTACCGAAAGACAAGTTTAGTACAGAGCGTGTGCTAGATGGATTAATTTGGGATGAGTATCAAACTTATTAAAAAATTCGTATTTAAAAATACGAAATTTGGAGAAAAGAAAATGAAAATTTTAAAAGTTATTGAACGTGTAATCGAGAAGTATCAAGCACTCGTACACGAGATTACAGATGTGACTACGGGTAGTTCTGATGTAATTAACAAATATAAACTACGCATAGATAAACTGATGCAAGAGCTTGACTTACCACTTGTTATTGTGCCTAGTGATCTAATGGAGTATCCAAAGTTTCTTGAGTTGGTCGCTAAAAGTATGGATAAAGAGCTACCTGCAGTGACAATGAACTATACCAAGATAGGGGTTCCTGCTGGCGAGATGGCGTTGGTATTGCATAAGCATCAAAAGGACAAAGGTTCTGAGGTGCAGACATACTTAGAAGAAGTGTCTCTTAATAAAGCGTCCGCACTTTCCCATTTTTCATTATCTGATGATGTGGTAACTAAGCTCGGCAAGATCTTTAGCTATAACGAGGGAAAGCTTGACGATGATGAAGTCTTCATCTATATGCAGGACTTGGATAACTTGCGTGTAGCGGTTATCCGTTGGTTGGGTATTTTTAATTTTATGAATACCAGTTTATGGTGGGTACAAGACAATGACTAATTTAGATTATTTGCACGACGTGATGTACGTGTACAAAACACTGGCTAATAACTTGGTGAAAACACGTGAGTCGGTGGATGCAAGCGAAGTTCGAAACATGTTGGTAAAAGACATACAAGAATTACGGAAAGATTTGCCTGAAAATTTCTTGTTGTCGGTAGGAGACTTACAAAGTAGCGAGCCTTTTTTACGAGAAGTGGAGTACTTAATGAATAATGAAGACGACGTGTTTAAGTTTAAGTTTAAGAACAACGAAGATCATCTCTATACGACAGGATATATCGCACGACTAATCCACAATGCGTACAAACAATCAGAGAATGTGATGGCGTCACCGCTTGAGATTCGTGCAAAAGACTACGCACTTTCGCTAACTAGTGGAAATGATTACTATGCTTTAGTGAAAGAGGTGAATGAACTGATCAATATGGCGAATGAACACACACCACTACCATCTTTAAAACTACTAATGATCGTATTAGAAGATATACGTCAAGCGATCATCAAGTGGCAGTCACCGTACAAAATTGTTAATACAACATTATGGGAAATAGGAGAATAATTATGTCAGTAGTTTATGAAAAATCACCAAAATTGTTGCGTGAGTATCCAAAATACGTGAAGTTAGGTACAAGTACCAAATTAGATGGCGACGTGTTTATCGAGCGTCCATTGTGGGATTGCGGATGGTACTGGGGCTTCGGCTACCTTGAAAGATGGAACGTACGCCGAGGCGACATCGACTTCCATACACACATCGACAGTCAATTTTCTAAAAACAAAGACGGACGTGACTGCAACTGGTACGAGGGGATGAAAGAAGTGTTAGACCAAGGTGATGTGTTTGAGAACGACAAGCAACGTTGGAAGTTCCTTGAGATTGTGAAGACGATCTACAATCTAAAAATGACGGCAGAGGTACTAGGGCGTGGCGGTTCTCATTACAGTAATAACCCCTTGTCTGATGAGATTAAAAACCACGATGAGGTGCGTCGCATCAACGAGGACTTAATTCCTAAACTCATTGATGAGATGTACAAAGTGTTAGGAGTTTAAAATGGAAATGAGAGATGCACGTGGTGTTCTACAGGATACAGACAATCAGCCATTGATATTAGAGGCAATTAAGCAACAGACAGAAAAGGATGACTTGGCTGCTGAACTTGATGATTGGTGGGGGTCTGTTGATATTAGACGTGTTAGATATGCCATAAATGTTTATGGCGGTTCTTTGCTTGATAATTATGATTATTCAATAGCATTACACCGATGCAATAGACTACCCGATGGAACACACATCATAAATACAAGAACAGTAGATGGGTTTGCCGTTGTCAATGGCAAACAATTAGTAGAATACATCAAGGGTTAGTATGAAATTCTTTAAACATAAGTTGGTGGGCACGGGGTTCCGTGAACCACCTATATGGGCAGTCTTTTGTGAAGATCGTGGACGTGTTGTGTTGTTTGCCAAAACACCGTGGGGCGAAGATGTAGCGGATCGTGTGGCATTACGCAACAACGAGGACTATCACGCCTGCCTAGAAAAGCACGAGGTAGTCTACAACATAATGCGGTTAGGCGACTTTAAGCAGGTTGAGCCTGTGTATGGCAAGAATAAAGAGGTAGTGGGTTACCGCTACAAGGGTAGAAATAATGGACAAACGTTACGATAAACCACAGGGACGGTTCGTCCGACTGTACGAGAGCCCCGATGAGTTCGATGTGTTGAGCTACTGGGGTGCTTGGGATAAGTGGGTACTGTGGGTCGATAAGATGCCACATAAAAAGTTCCGTCCTCTATTTGTGCGACCATTTTTGCGTCAGCACGAGCCGAAAGTCGCTTACAAAGCAACGTGGGAACGACGAGGCGACCAGACGGTGTTGTGTATCTACATTAAAGAGTGGGGACATATTACCGACAACGAGTGGCAACTTATCGCAGTAGACGATAAGTATCAAGGACGCAGGCAGGACTGGGAGAGCGTGCAGAAGTATGCACGTAGCATCATTCGTGGTTCGGTACCTGTTGTGATGCTTGAGAAATAATTAACGGTTAGATTTCGTATTTTGAAATACGAAATTGGAGTGAGTATGAACTTTGTAAAAGGAACGCAGTGGCGTCAAAGCGGGTGCGATACAATCCGTTTGACTATGAAAAGTGGAAGTGGCTGGATGGTTGATGCCATCACCTATAAACGTACAAAGGACGAGTACAAAGAGTTGGTGTTGTTTGGTGCTGTGTTCGATACGTACGAGGAAGCCGACAAGCGATATAGAAAAGTGGTAGAGCATCTTGATGCAATCTACGACGAGTTTGGAAATGAAATTGAGGAAGAAAGTTATGACTAATTATGCACCACCACTTAAGGTATATGAAGAAATGTTAAGTGAACATTTCGACCATAGTCACGCCATTGACCAGGCGTTGATACAGTTGCGGAATGACCGCACTTTGTTTGATAACATCACAGTGATGCCTGCGAAAGACTTGTTTATCCGCGCGTTGGCACTGGTTGTTGCCGCACGACTAAACTGGGTGTTTGAAGAAGAATGGGTAGTGCGACCGATTGATGTGCATCGTGCCATTCAAAGTATGGATGGTAAATATGGTAACCTACTTATCCAACGAGGGAAAGAGATGGTTTCAAATGAGCGTGAACGTTTGAAACGTGAGGGGGGATTAAAATGACTGATTATGAATATATGGAAAAGTGCGGTTGGAAAGACGATTCCGTTATCAAGGAATATAAAACAAGATCGCTTGGTAAAGTGCGATTGCACGATGACTACGACAAGTATGCAGTAATCTACAAGCCATCGACGTTTAAGGTAAACGACAAGGTCTTGTGTAAGACAAAAGACCTATCGAAAGCTGCAGGTGTTTACCAGCAGATGGTGACACAATTAAAGCAACTACAAGAGATGTTAGACAACATCGAGCAGGATATGAATTACCGCATTGTGTCTAACTTGCGTAATAAGATTGGTGTACTGACCAAAGAAGATGGTTGGGAGTATGAGCCTGACAATATTGGTAATGTATGTAGTGGTATGCCTAGTGTTGTGAACGATGTAATGCACGCACACTTAGACGGAGAGAATAAAGATGGGAATGAATAAAACTAATTTATCAAAACAACAAACAAACCAAGCAATAACGGATCTAGCATCACAATTCAATGATGTGGTAATACCGAAAATAAACTGGGGTGCCAGTGCAATTCCAGCGGAGGGGTTCGCAATATGGAACGACTTTGGGATTGCTTTAAACAACCGAGACCGTGTGGTATTTGAAAACACGACAGGGTTGATGTGTGACACAAATATGCAGGAGATTGTATACGACCTTATTACCTATAACATAGACGGGATAATGGTTGCTAACGATGAGGTTAGTGTGGGTACTTCATATCGCAAAGTGCAACTGTACTTGAACATAATGCTACCTGATTCTGCGGGAAGATTTATAACAATTACATTACGGGACAGTGGGTGCAACTCGAACTTGGTTATTGGCAGTGCACGCATAAGCCAGGATACACTTAAACAAATTTGTGAAGACACACCAGTCTAATAAACATAAAGAGGAAATTGAAAATGGGTAACGAAATTAAAACAACACGATTAAAAAACGGATTATCAGTATACATCGCACACGATGAAGATGTGTGGGACACAGCAGAAGATATTTTGGGCGGTGATGACATTGAGTATTACATTTATGGTGGACGTAATACCATCGACGTGTACACAGGTGACAAATCACGTTCTGCACCAGCGTGGGAAGATTGGTACGATCTTCTTGTGCAAGTGGCAGACGGTTATGGTAAAAATGCACGTGGCAGTGATGTGGCATCAGTGATGGGTCTTGACTGGATTGCGATGTATGTATTGTTGTTTAATGACTACCCACCGTTTAATAAAGGCCACGATGCGTACGACCTTGAACCTTGGCAAGCAAGATTACTTGACCGTGCGGAGAAGTGGTTTAATGCGAACTATCACGTGTGCACAATCAGTCGTTATGAGCACAGTGGCTCGCTCTACACTCGTGGAGCCCCGACTTGTCGTTGGGACTCAGGGTACGCAGGATTCGCCATCGTTGAGACGTCTAAGATGTCTAACGAGACATTTGAATTGGTTGTAGACAATAATCTACAAACGTTCACAGACTGGGCGAACGGTAATGTGTACTCGGTGTATGTTGAGAACGCTAATGGCGATCACTTAGATTATTGTAGTGGCTTTATTGGCTATGAGGCTGCAGAAGATGAGTTCGATGAGGCGTGTAAGCAATTTGAAAATTATGAGGACCACTCAGCACTACAACTTCTTAATATGGAGTGCCGTGTGTCTGCACTGGCAGAGACCTGTAAGTATTTAGGTGAGCACGATGTAAGTATCGCACTGTCTCAATTAAGTATGCACCGTTGTCTGAATATGACGAACGATGGCGAGCAGGAAGACGTGTTGTCTGATGTTGATCACCACCGTCTCGCACACTTGTTCGAGGCGAAAGACCACGAGCTACAAGACGAAGCCGCTGCGTTTGTCAGCACCTATTGCCGTAACTACATCAAGCATAGACTGGAGATGATGTAATGCTTAAAAGTATCCTACTTACGATGGCGTTCGGGTTTTCTATAGGCGTGGTGTCTGCACAGATGTGGACACCCTCACCGAGCATCGACACGTTAAATACAATGAGCTTCCGTGACTTGTTAGAGTCAAATGCGGATGCTGAGTACAAGTGGTATGCGTTCCTCTTACAACGTGGTGAGTGGGGAATGTGTGCGGCTAATGAAGAAGTGCAGGTCGTGGAGAATAGACACGTCTGCGTGGCACAACCAGTAGAATTTATGGAGATAAAATGACTTATTTAGTACAAGCGATCTTAAACCCTAAAACAACGGTGAAAAGATTAAAAGAAAAGGGCTGGTCAAGACCTGCCATCACACAGTTTTACCCATCGTTTAGTGAGTACTCGATCACACGATACACAAATCTCTCACGTGTATTACCGGCAGAGATTAAGCTCAACAATAAACAGCTTATTGACCTGTTTAATGTAATTGACGCAGGCGGTGACATCGAGGCACTGGCGAACAAAGTGGGTATGAAGTTAGAAGACTGTGAAGATTTAGGCAATATGATTACGGTGTTGATGCGTTTGCGTACACGTCACTTGAATAAGTCTAAGTTTAAGAAACTTATCGGCTTTATCGGACTTGGTATGCCACTCAACCAAATCGCTAAACAGGTTGAGATGAGCTACGCAGACGTCAAGACATTCTACCGTGAGGTGTATTGTGCAAGACCAATCGAGCTTCGTGATTAATAATGGTGAAGATGACACGTGGATGAAAAAGCTCGTGCTGACGTACGCACAGGCACATCCGGCAGACTTGTGGTCATTACATACCACAGCGATGGTCATCGAGACAGAAGTGCTGTATGACGGACACCGTTGGCGTGCTGTACCTTACGCACATCCGACTGTGTACCCAAGACTAGAGCTTAGAAGTGCCACCACCACAACCGTTGTGGCTGTACCAGTAGACGTTTTCGTTAAAGTAATATCGGTTTTAAACAAGCGATGGGAACAAGACCTGTGGTTGATGAAATCCCGTCTTATCGGACTGGCCAATGCGTCAGTTAAGGACAAAATATGAGTGCAGAAACAGTAAACCTCACACCGTTGTTGTTGAGACAACTGAAGATGAGAGAAGTGAATTTTTTAAAATCCAGGGAAGTTCAGAAATTATATAAGGACGAGCCGTGGAAGATGATGGCGTACGGAGTAATGCTACGTCACACCAATATGGTGAAGTACCAACCTCAAAATAACCACTTAAATTACGGCATTGAGCTTGAGTACTCACTAAAACCGACTGATTATTTAACCAAACAGGAACTGAAGAAGTGTCTTGCTGCAGGACTGCGACAAATGTTTATTGAGCGTGGGTGGGGGACGAACTTCAGTATTGAAGAAGATGGTACAGTACCTGATGGCTTCGAGATTGTACTCGGACCACGCAACATCAACGATGTGTTGTACGCACTGCGTGGGATCGGAGCGGATAAACTATTTAATAAGTTCGTTGATCTCGATGCCACCAACGTGGGAACACACATCACAGTTGATAAGTATGCACACCAGTGGCAGAAAAATCTGTTTATTGACGTGTGGCACGAGCCTTGGATACACACATTATACAGTCGTATTATCGGGCGTGAGCCGAACCAGTTTTGTCAGTTGATGAACAAGCGTGCTAACGGAACATATGAACCGAACGACTACGGTATTGTGAGTGAACGGGAGAACGGTAGCCTGGAAGTGCGGGCGTTTAGAAACACAGGTCGCATCGGTCACACTGGTGCACAACTGCAGATGGTTGTACACATCGACAACTGGATACGACGTGGCGGCAACGACCTCGATAATCTGTATGAAGATATGAAAGACTGGGTATTTTTACGTGGCTTCTAAAAAAGACGTTGACAACACCCCTGACTATGGATATAGTATAGGCAAGGGTGTTAAAAAGAAAGTAACACCTGTTGCCAAAACGAAAGAGGGCAAGGTGAAACAACAAGTGCGATCGATCTTAGACGCATACGGTGAGAAGTGTTGGTACTTTATGCCAGTGTCTAAAGGTTACTCTAGAGGCGGTATTCCTGACTTCATCGGTTGTTTGAATGGGCGTATGTTTGGGATTGAAACGAAGTCAGTCCTTTCATCACATAAATTAACGGCCCTGCAGGCGATGGAACTTCGTAAAATCAGTGACGCCAAAGGAATCGCACTTGTTATAAATGAAGATAACATACACACTCTTAAAGGTATCTTAGATGGATGTATTAACGGTTGACTTTGAGACATACTATGAGAAAGGGGACAACGGTCACTCAATCTCTAACGTATGTATGGGTGAGTACCTCAACGGTGAGAAAGCCCAACTTATCTTGATGTCCTACAAATTGAACGACGGAGAGACGAAATGCGTAGTGGGCGAAGAAGAGATGGCAGGCGTGTTAGCCACATTCGACTGGTCTCAAGTAGCACTCGCAAGTCACAACATTAAGTTCGATGCTCGGATTATTATTGATAAGTTTGGTCACACACCAGCGTTCTTCTTTGATACACTTGGTATGATGTCAGCTGTGGGTGGTAACGTCATCGTCAACGGGAACGACTTAGGATCGGTGGCGAAGTTACTACAAGGTGCAGGTATTCCGATTGAAGACAAAGGGGAAGAACGTGATGAGGCGTCTCGTAAGCGTCTGTTCCGATTCCCTGATGGTCGTTGGTATATGCACGAGGAAGAAATCAACGAGAAGTTTATCGCTGAATTTCGTAGTAAAAACTATACGAAGAAAGGGACACTCAAGAAAGGCAAAAAAGACCTTGTAGAAGTGGCTCGTAGTGCAGTGAAATTTTTTGAAGATTATCGAGCGTACTGTATCCACGATACGGAAATCTGTTATGCAGCACTGCAGTATTTCATCAAGCTGTTACCTGTGAACGAGATTAAGTTCCAGGATATGATGTCACGATGCTATTTGTATCCTCGACTCGCTCTCGATGCAGATGTATTGCACAAAGAGAAACGTCGGTTGGATAAGCGTCGCCTTGAGAAAGTGCGACCAGTTGCAGATAAGTATTTCGATGGCAACATTGAGACAGCGAAAGAGTACCTACGATCTAAACGGTTGTTTGGTGTATTGCTGAAGACGATGGGCGGTGTCACTGACCAGGATATTTTCGATGCGAACAGTCGAGATGAGGAAATTGATTATGCGTTTATCATCCCAACGAAAGTATCTGAGAAGACTGGCAAGGTAGACTATGCGTTCTCTTTAACAGACGAGAGTTTCCACAAGCTTGCAGACTTATCGCCTGAATTAAGAGAAGTGTGTGATGCCCGTATGGAGATGGCAAGCTCGATTGAGCACTCCCGTACTCAGCGGTTCATCGACAGTACCAAGTGGGAGCCGAAGTTCGGACTACCATATAAGATTAGTGGTGCTGCGACTCATCGTCTAAGTGGGGAAATGTCGCTTAATGTTCAAAATTTGAGCAGCGGAAGAAAAGAGGGACAAACGACCGCACTTCGTGACTCCATCAGTTCTCCTGATGACAACCATACGATTGTTGTATCGGACAGCTCGCAGATAGAGTTGCGTATCACAGCGTTTATGGCGAATGAGAAGATCTTACTTGATGCGTTTAAGCACAGCCAGGATGTTTACTCCGTCACAGCTGAACTTATCTACGGCGTACCGTGGCAAGACATCAACGCAGGACGTAAAGCCGGTGACAAACAGATGGCACACTTCCGTACCATCGGTAAGGTTACATCGTTAGGTGGTATCTACGGCATCGGTTGGGCGGCATTTATGGACTACGCCTCAGTGGTTGGAGGAGTAACGCTGACTGAAGATGAGGCGAAAGACATCATTGGCAAGTTCCGTAACTCGTACCCGGCACTTCCTCAATTTTGGAAGTTATGTGGTAAAGTACTTGACCATATGTTGGCAGGTGGCAGTGGCTATTTCGGTGGTCCGACAGGCAAGCTGTTCTTCTACGATGGCAACTACCAAATACACGGCAAAACGGTACCAAGTATTATCGGTCCTGACGGTATGCGGTTGAGTTATTACAAACTGTGCAAACGTCGTCGTGAGTATGAAGATGGCAGTGTGCGTGACAACTTCGCCTACTGGGGTCTGAAAGAGGGTCGTTATCAATGGGTATACATCCACTCGTCCAAGCTGACGGAAAACTTAGGGCAATACCTAGCGTTCGCTTTGATGAAGTGGCAAGGACTCAAGATAAACGAGAAGTATCCGACCAGTCTCAACACACACGATGAGTGGGGACTGTTGGTAGAAGACAAAGAACTCTACCCAGCGATCACTTATGTAATGGAGTCTATGCGTACCGTGCCTGAGTGGTTAGACGGTCTCGTTGTAGACTGTGAGTGTGAGATGGGACGGCAGTACGGCAAGTGTGAAGAAGTATCGAAAGCGAAATTACAGGAGCTTAAAAACACGTATGAAGTCCAGTGATGACCAAATTTTAAAATTGAGACGTATGTATGAAGCGACGACGTATTCAGAGAACGAACAAGAGGCGGCTAAACTATTTCTTAATCGTCTCAAACAAGCAGAGGCTAAAACGCTTTTGGCGATAGGGTTCGTAATTATCGACCAACTTGCATCTAATGTATCGGAGTAAATATGGAAAGACCAACAAAACGTGAAGAAGTAGAGCTATTCAAATGTGAGATAATCGAGGCACAAGATTATATTCATAAGCTCGTGAAAGCCAACCCTGATAAAGATGCTGCATCGTTCAAGTACACAATTAGAGATACAGCTAGAACTGTGTATATGGGTAAATATAAAGTTTTAGATAAGCGTAAGTTTATCAAGCTCATCAAATTAGCCGCTAAAGAAACGGGTGCCGTTGTTAAGATTAGTGGAAAACGAATCCGAGTTATTGTTTAGGAGTGGATATGGAAGATGATGTCCACATTTTGAAAATAAGAAGATACCAATTCTTATACAGAAAAGTACTGATGCCTTTCGGTGATGAATTTAGAGTAATGGTCATCTACAAAAGAGACGACGGTGCGACGGTGTGTAGTTCAATGGAAGACTTTGAGAAGTACGCAAAAGACAAAGCGTACTCTTATGATAAGCAATGGGAGAATCATAAAAAGCGTGGCAACTAAATACCCAGCCTTATCGTACACGGCTATAAAGATGTACGAGACGTGCCCATTCCGGTACTACCAAGAGAAGATCTTAAAGACAGTGCCTTATGTACAAACAGAAGCAGCGGCACTAGGAGACAGAATCCATAAGGAGTTGGAGAACTTCATCCTTAACGAGGGAAACTATAAACTGAGCGACGAAGCCGCTAAGTATGAAAAACTCGTGCGTGGCTTACTAGCTCTGCCTGGTAAGAAGTATGTGGAGACCAAGATGGCGATGGACTGGAAAGTGAAAAAGGTTGAGTACTTCGGTAAGAACGTGTGGATACGTGGTCAATTCGACTTTATGGCACTCAACGGTGACCAAGCTAAAATGGTCGACTACAAAACAGGTAGCCATCGTTATCCGGATGTAGGACAGCTTGAGTTGATGAGTGCCCTTGCGTTCTTACACTTCCCTGAGTTGAACAAGGTTGATGCAAGTTTATTATTCATCAATCACAACGCAATAGCGAAAGCATCGTTCGAACGTGCTAAAATGCCTGCGTACATAGACAAATGGATGAACCGATCTATTCCAATCGTCCAAGCGACTGAGCTGCGAGAGTGGCCAGCTAAGCGAAATAACCTATGTGCGTGGTGTCCTATTACGGACTGTCGTTTCCACCCTGGTGAAAGAAAAGGAGTCTGATATGGCTAAGCAACGAGACTACGCAAAAGAGTATCGTGAATACCATAGCAAACCTGAGCAACGTCGCAACCGTTCAGAACGTAACAAGGCACGTCGCCTTATGCGCAAAGAACTGGGTGATGCAGCGATTGCCGGTAAAGATGTGGACCACAAACGTCCATTATCAAAAGGCGGTAGCAACCGTCGTAGCAACCTGCAGGTTACATCGGTACATTACAACCGTAGTAAAAAAGCAGGAAAATAAAAACCGAAACCCCTCGGAGTGTATACAATGGAAATCAAACCACAAGTCCACTTTATGTTGGACCTAGAGACGCTTGACACCAAGCCGTCTGCCCATATTTTAGAGCTCGCTCTTATCTGTTTTTGTCCGTACACAGGACGAGTGAATGAGGCACTATCACGCCACGTGCGTTTTGGTCTTATTCCGCAGAAAGGTGCGACAGCTTCCACGTCAACATTGAACTGGTGGGCTACGACTAACTTAGAGTATTTCACCACGCTCATTGACAACAGTCGGTCTTATGAGGAGCCACTACACTTCGTATTGTCTGAGTTCGCTGACTTGTTTAGTAGTATTCGTGAGCACAGTGACTTACGTATTTGGAATACTGGGATGTTCGATGTTGACATCATTAATGACGCAGCTCGCAGAACGATAAACACATTTAATAGCCTTATTAATTTTTGGGAAGTGCGTGATGTACGTTCGCTCCGTCAAGTTGCCGAAGATTTCGGCTTAAACAACGACGAGTGGCCAACTTCACACAACGCCAAAGACGACTGCTTACGCCAAATTTCTTACGTGCAAAGCGTATATGGAGCACTAAGTGAACGAAGAACAACGAGTGTTGGAAATCCGTGGGGACATCCTGATGTTCCTACTGCAGAAGAACAACCAACTGATGAAAGTGCACGCCAACCGACTGGCATCACTGGTAAATAATTTAAAAGGGATGAACATCCCACAGAAAACAGACGATGGTAAGGACACACAAGGTGCCTTGCTTATCAAAGGTCTTGAGCTTCTTATGCGTGAGGCTCACGACTTACACGTCGAGAGTGACAAAGTGCTTGAGGAATTGAGTGCCTTGTCAGAACAGTATGACGTAGGTAATACACCGGACGACGCAGTTAGTAAGGTTGTTGGAGCGATCCAAGCCACTAATGCGAAGTTCGGGAGTATGACCAAAGATGAAGTTCTTAAAGAATTGGGGTTGAAGAATGGCACTGAGACCCATTGAGAACATACAAAATCAAGCTCTCTTAATTCGTACCAAGATGGCTAAGCTTGTGGCGATGTCTGTACCACGCTCAGCTATCGCAGAGTACGATGAGAATGGTAATCCGAGTGCTGTACTGGTGCGGTGGGAGCTTGATCAGATGCAGAAGTGTGCAGACATTGGTGTAACAGTACTGTCTCCTATGATTCGTGACTACGAGTTCACAGGTCGGTACAAACCGTATGTCCACCAGCTGAAAATTTGCTCGTTCCTCACCACCAACAAGCGAGCGTTATGTTTCGCAGATATGGGTACGGGTAAGTCACTGGCAGTTGTACACTGCATTAAGTACTTGCTCAGCATCGGAGAGATTAAGCGAGCGTTGATTATCGCACCGCTGTCCACGCTGACACGCACGTGGGTTGATGAGTTCTTTAACGTGGACCCATCCATCACCGTGACGAAGTTACACGGACCGAAAGCCAAACGTGTGGAGTTGGCAGCGAACGGTGCACAAGTACACGTGATTAACTACGAGGGTATCAGTGTTATTCACAACGAGATTAAGGCTAATAACTACGACTGTGTGGTTATCGACGAGGTAACATCCTACTCGAACCACGAGAGCAAGCGATGGAAAGAAGCCTACAATCTCTTTAAAGATACCAAGTATGTGTGGGGGCTAACGGGGACTCCGATCCTAAGAGGCGTAATTGCCGCATACGGACAGGCTGCACTGGTCGTACCACACAATGTGAAATTTAGAAGTTTTTGGGAGTTCCGCAATTCAGTACAGCGGAAGATCAATGACTTCTTATGGGTAGACAGACCTGAGGCACACGACATAGCGTTTAGTATGCTGAGACCGGCAATCTCGATTAAGAAGAAAGATTGTATCGACTTACCATCAATGGTACACGTGTATCGTGAAGTGGAGCTTGATAAGGGTCAGAAAGCATTTTATGTCAAGCTCAAGGAGGAGTCACTGGTTAAAGACGAGCTAATGCAAGTTACCGCAGTGAACGCTGCAGTACTAGCAGGTAAGCTCATCCAGGTGGCGACAGGTTGTATCTACGACGATGACGGACGTGCGTTAGAGTTCGATGTGTCAGGTCGCATCAATGAGACGATTGACTTTATACAAAAGGCTCGCAACGAGGCGTCTACAGCAGATAAGGGCAAGACGATTGTGTTCGCTCCGTTTAAACATACAGCTGCACTTATCCGTAAAAAATTATCTGAAGCCAAGATTGTGGTGGATGGTAAAGAGCGGAAGATCAAGGCTGAGATTATTGACGGGGATGTGTCTGCGAAGCGACGAGACGACATTTTCGGACGTTTCAAAGAAGACAATAGTCTTGATGTGATTGTGGCAATTCCGCAGACTATGTCACACGGGCTCACACTTACAAACGCAAGTTGTATTGTGTGGTTCGGGCCTTGTACATCAGCGGAGACGTACGCTCAAGCGTGTAACCGCATAGACCGACCAGGTCAAACAGAAAGTATGACGATTGTTCATTTGTACTCAACACCAGCCGAGTGGAAGTTGTACTCGAACTTGAGAGAGAACAAAAAATCAGAAAATTATTTATTAACTTTTTATAAAGACTTTTTACGAGGAATTTAATACAATGACGATCCAAAACGAACAGATCGACCAAAACGGTAAATTGGATTTATCGACGACATCCGTCGAGTTGTTGGTCGAGTTGTACTTCCAAGTCAAGGCTATTCGCTCCGACTTAGCGAAGCAAGATAAGGAATTGAAAGAAAAACAAGACAAATTGGAAATCGCTCTCGGTGACCGTTGTCTTGAGATGGGTGTGGATAGTTTCAAAGCGGGCGGTGCAAGCATCACACGTTCACTAACGCAAACACCTACAGTAGCCGACGGAACAGCGTTCTTAAAATGGGCCGAGGCTAACGACCGTATGGACTTAGTACAAGTCAAGCACTACTCAACACCGATTAAAGAGTACCTATCTATAAACGGTGGAGCACTACCTGAGGGTATGATGTTTGTAGATAAGTACTCAGTGTCCATACGTAAATCATCTTAAGTTGGAGAAACCCTATGTCAGAAATTATTGATATTGCCCCGAACGGAGAGCAGATTTATTACGATCCTACAGGTCGTGCGATGATGAACGTAAATGGTCAGCTCGTGTACACACCACAAAATGACCGTGTTGCTCAACAACCTGTACAACAAGCCTACGCACCTGCAGTGCAACAGGCATATGCACCTGCAGCACAACCGCAACAAGCTGGTGGTATGTTGGCGTTCTTCACCGGTGGTGTGGGAACAGAAACATCAAACTTACCATCGTATATGTTGGGTGCAGACCACACCTCAATGGACGGTCAAGACTCTACAATGGTAGACACCATCCGCTTAGACAAGCGTGGTGATTTTATCGTGAATATGAGTGGTGTGGCACTACCTGGTCAACGCACACTTGATGTGGTGATTCTCGGTTGTGGTCCAACAGGTGGTCGTTCTACCGTTTACCGTACATTCTTCGAGGGCGTCTACAACGAGAACGCAGACTCAGAGGCGAAAAAGCCAGTATGCTGGTCATATGACAACGTCGCACCGGCACCGAACGCACCTGCACGTCAACACGTGACCTGCCAAGGTTGTCCGATGGACGTTAAGGGAAGTGGCCCGAACAACACACGTCGTTGTGGTAAGTCACAATACCTAATGGTGGCTCTAGCAAGCGACTTAACCAAGGCATACCGCTTGAAGATTTCTTCTAAAGGTATTTACGCTACAGACGTGGCGAAAAATGAGTACGGTCTCAAGCCTTATGCGACTTTACTAAAATCTAAACAGGCTAACTGGGAGGGTATGGTGACAACTATGCACTGTCCGGACGGCTTATCGGGTGGTATCCGTTTCTTACCAAATCGTTTTTTAACTGAACAAGAATATAAACAAGCACAGGAGCTTAAAATGAACTTAGATGTATCCCTCTATATCAACTTAGACGCAGACCAAGACAACGTAACCGTGAAATTAGGTGAGACTGTAGTAGGTCAAGTACCAACTGAACAACTAGGCAACGTGGTTCAGCACGTACAACAAGCTGTAACACAAGCTGTTGCACAAGTACAAACCCAAGCACAACCAGTGGTACAGCAAGCCGCTCCTGTAGCACAACCAGTGGCACAACCGGTGGCACAACCAGTAACAGCACCTGTATCATTCAAAGACGGCTTACGTGCTCACCCAGCGTTCGCAACATTACCACAAAATGTAGTGGACTATGTGATGCACCCAGGCGTCGACGATGCGACGGCACAACAATACTTGGCACAGTACTTCCCACAAGTGTTAGCACCCGTGCAGCCAGTGGCAGCACCTGTGGCTCCAGTCAGCTCTGTGGTTACAGCTCCAGTGCAGCCAGCAGTTACCCAAGCCGCTGCGGTACAACCTAGCCCAGCAGTTTCTGCTCCAGTTGCTCAACCACAACAGCCAGCTGTCGCACAAACACCTGCAGCTCACGCACCAGTACAGCACGCTCAACCAGTGGCTCAAGCATCTGCTCCAGCTGACGTCGTGATGCCAGCTCAACCTGCAGAGCCGACTATGCCAGCCGAGCCTGCAGCAGCACCGCAACCTGCACAAACTACAACAAATGCAGTAGGTGTACAACAAGCACAAAACGTAAATGATTTACTTGCGATGATTTAATAATACCGTGGTGGAGCAATCCACCACCCTTACCCCAAAAGGAAAATCCTATGTCAGATGAAAAAAAGAAAATCGTAAGTCTTCGTATCAGTCCAAAGACGATTGAAGAAGTGCGAGAGAAAGCTGGTGAGCAATCGGTAGAGTACCAATTCATCAAAACGTTGAAAGACTCGAATGTACCATACTCGATCTTATCAAATATTTTAGACATCCCGGCAGACAATCTACGTAACTGCATCACATACCGTCGTAAGTACGATGATGAGGCGCAACGTGAACGTGTCTGCGTGAAATTCAAAAAGGTATTAGATCGTGCGATGGACGAGGGATTACTACCTTGTTCAGACATCGCTGTAGTAGAGCCTATTATCCGATTAACATTACGTGTTATGGCACTGGGCAACCGTTAATAATTTTTAACTAAGGAACTGCATATGTCGTTTCTTACTCGCATCACGAGTCAAAGTGGTAAGAATGTAATTGCAGGACTGACAAAGACTGAAGATGGAAAACGTGGGATATTCGTCCCATTCCATCTTAACTTTAGCGATGAAGCTGCTACAGAACGAGCGATCGACTCTGTAACAGAAAAATTCGGTGATGTATATTTCGCCCTAGGTTCCTTCAAGTTCGACGAAGAAGAACGGAAATGGAACCGAAAACAAAGAAACGTAATAGACTTAAAAGCCTTTTGGCTTGACATAGACTGCGGTAAAGAAAAGTACGAGAAAGCACTCAAACGCTTTCAAGAGACAGGCAAACCAATAGACGTATACCAAACACGTGAGTTGGGATTACAAGCTCTCATCGCTTTCTTACAGCAGACACATCTCCCACACCCGACGTTCATCGTCAGTAGTGGTGAGGGCTGGCACATATACTGGGAGTTAGCCGTACCCGTCGATGTAGCAAGATGGCGTATTACCGCTACGATGCTCAAGAATGTATGCTCACACTTCGGTCTTCACGATGATAAGAGCCGTACATCAGACCCAGCGTCGGTGCTACGCATCCCAGGTACTGTGCACAGTAAGTCAGGCAACATCGTCTCTATCGTAAAAGATACAGGCGTCGCTGTTCGATATGAAGATTTCCACGCTGCATTATCAGCACTAAAAGTGTTCTCGGCACCAGTGGTACAGCAACCTACTTTCAACTTGGGTGAAACACCTGAGTGGCTCAAAGGCGTAGAATCTTCAATGTCAGAGGAGGCATTCGACGATGTAGAGCGTAAGTTCGCAGCCATCATCGACAAGCAGAGACTAGAGGGCTCCGGTTGTAAGCAGTTGTACGATATGTACATCGACCAGGAGAACGTGAGTCAACCGATGTGGGCTGCAGGCTTAAGTATTATCCGTTTCTGTGTAGATAAAGATGAGTGGGCCATTAAGTTCTCTGAGAACTACAGTGGCTACGACCACGAAGAGACCATAAAAACGATGAATTGTTTTAGCGGTCCTCGTACGTGCCAGTGGTTTAAAGACAATAACCCGTCAGGATGTGCAGGATGTCCACACCTGAAGAACTTAGTGACCAACCCGAAAGCAACGCCACTTTCACTAGGACGTGACTTTGAGCGTGCACCGACAGTTGTAACAGCACCACTTGCTGTTGTTACGCAAACTGGGGTAACGGCATCGAAACAAGAAGAACAGTTCGTTATACCAAGTTATCCGTACCCATTCTACCGTGACCCAAGCGTAGGTGGCGTATGGACAAAGAGCGACGAGATTGACGAAGATGGTCAGAACCTCGCTAAGATGGTGTACGAGTACGACTTCTATATCTACGACCGTATCGGTGAGAACGCCTCTACAGGCGTGCCACAATATTGGGCAAGATTACATACACCACACGATGGGGTAATTGAGTTCGCCTTAACAGCGGGCGACATCGTGGCTAAAGGTCAGAAACTCATTGAAGTCCTGGCTGATAAGCACATTATTTTAACTGACGCACAGGCTAAAGATATGAATGTATATTTAAAATTGTTAGCCCAAAAGCATCAGCGTGAACGAGCGATGACCAACGCTCCACAGCAACTCGGTTGGACAGAACGTGGTACGTTCGTTCTTGGTAGAACAGAGTATACCAAAGCAGGCCCACGTCCCGCTCCAGTGAGTAGCACCGTAATTGCTAAGACGTTCGACCAAGCGTGTAAACGCAGAACGGACGCAGAGCAGAAGTTAGATCAGTGGAGACAGGTCCTCATCGGCTTATACGGAGCCGAAGATGCAGGGATGTATCGCTTAGTATTAGCTGCAGGTTTCGGTGCGGCTATGCGTTCTAGATTCGCTTTAGAGCGTGGTGGTATTTTAAATATCTTCTCCGAAGACTCAGGTGTAGGTAAAACCACCTTGACCAAGGCGTTGATGTCTATCTATGGCGACCCTGATGCGTTTGTGTTACAAGCGAAACACGGTGCGACCAACGTAGCGTTCTTCGAGACCATCAGCTACCTAAACAGTTTGCCACTGGTAAATGATGAATTAGGTCAGCTCAATGCGTTCGAGATGATGGAGTTTATCCACACTTGTACGTCAGGTCGCTCGAAGTTACGTGGTGCCGCACAGGTCAACGACGTTCGACCAACTTTACCTGGTTGGCACTCGTTCGTATTCTCAAGCTCGAACGTGAGCGTGTGGAACAGAATCAGTGAAGAACGTCACGAGAACGAGGCGTACTTAATGCGTGTAGCTGAACTACCGATTAAGCGTCTTAAGCAAATGAACGATAAAACGTATGGTGACACACTGGTACGACAACTCAATGAGCTAGGCGGTGTATGTGCACCAATACTCATTGACTACATCGTACGAAATGAAGAATCACTGCGTACCCAGTGGCTTGAAATGAACGAGAAGTTGAGCAAAGCCGCTGAGCTACATAGCCGCTATCGTTTTTGGGCAGATATGTTCACTGCAGCCGCACTCGGTGCACACGTAGGACACCAACTTGGATTGTTCCCGTTCGACCCGATGCGTGTAGAACAAGGCTGCGTTGCCTTGCTTAAGTACCTCAAACTGAAAGCAAGTAGCATCGTATGCTCAGATACTGAAATCTTGTCCGAGTTCTTTAACGAGAACCTCGACATTATGTTGGTTACAGGAAGTCAAGCAACGAACTTCCCAATTCTCCAACCTAGACGAGCTATCGGTATCCGTATTGAGCCTGATACGAAATGCGTGTTTATTAGCAACAATGCGATCATCGAGTTCTCGAAACGTCGAGGCTTCGACCGTAGTCGTCTTGAGGGTGTGCTTGAGTCTGCAGGTGCGTCACGTACAAACAAAGATATGTTCGCAGGAACAGCGATGGGCCTTGTAGGACAGAAAACACGAGTGTGGATGATTGATACTACCAAACCTGAAGCACAAAGCGTATTCAACCTCGATGCCTATCTAGAGCACATCAGGAAGTTAGAAGATGAAGCGACGAAAAACCTTGGCAACAATCAGCCACCAGTTGAGTGAGTTAGTACAAAGTATGGGGGAGACTCCCCTATACTTCACTGCTCGGTATAACAACAAAGACCCGTTCGAAGTGTTATCCGAGAAACTCACCGACGTGGTGACTTCGCACAATAGAATTGTAGGGTACATCGGTCTACGCAAAGTAGATGACGAGTACAAAATAGGCGTGGTTGTGTACCCGGATGCGGAGACACAACGACGTGATGAAAAGAAAGGAGTAAATTATGACCGTGTGTGTTTTTAACCTCTATGAAAACAAACTATGGACAGATACCACTTGTATGGCAGGTGGCTACTACGTTGGTCACGTTAATAAAATAGCACAGCGAGAATCGCCATTCTACGTTCACACGCTGGCTGTCGCAGGCACGTCGTGGCTTTGTAGTTTGGTTACGAAGCTAATTATGACAGGTGTCGGTAATTCATCAGCTGAGAACCTTGACCACCTTGACCTACAAGAGGAAATTAACGAAGCATTACAAGCTGTACCAACGATCGGCGAAGAAGATGCGTTCGATGCTATCCTCGTTGAGTATAACAAAGATAGCAACGTAACCCGTGTATTTAAGTTCAATAACACGATGTTCCCGTTCGAGATGCAAGCGTTCGGTAGACTTATTTGTATAGGTCAGCCTGAGCTTTGTGCTGCAGTGTCTCTTGCTTATGACGTGCATATGGAGAACGCAGACCTTATTGAGTTTAAGGATGTATCTATCGGTGAGATGATCAACAGATTATCGAAATACAGTGCGACAGTACAAGCCGATGCTCACGCATTGTGCTACAACACTAAGAATATAGCAGGTGGATCTATCTATGTACCTTGATCCGATGGAGATGTGTCGATCTGACAAACTCACCACCAAGATGTGCGTGAAGTATATGCAGTTGCCGTGGAACATCCCGATGGTCGCTGCTCTCAATGAGACAACAGAGACCATCGTGAAAGAGGGGATACGTGAGAACCACTCACTGGTACACCAGTTGAAGAACCCATATGCACGCAATACCAAGCGTGACTTAAACAAACGTGTTGATACCCCGATTGCTATTATCGCAGGTATCCCTATGTCTTGGCGGTTCCTCGATTATATCGAGTATATGGGCAACCCATCGAACTACGGTGTATCAGACAGACGACCACGTGACCGATACCACTATTATTTAAAACAGCATAATCTGCACGATACCAAAGAGAACTTAGTCGACTGGATCGTCTATTATGCACGAACTAACAACCTACGCATCGAAGCCGCTGTGACAGCTTCACAAGGTGAGACCCTGGTACAAGTGTTCCAATCTATGTATGAGGCTTATACCAAGTTTGATAAAAACAAACTACGTAGAAGACGTGCGGGATTTAATATTGATGTAACACCTCCGGATAACCCTGAACATCGTATTCAGTATATCCTCAAGCGTTACATAGACATTATGCACCTGCTACCACCTGAACACATTAAAGACGCAGTAGCGACGATGCTGACATACAAGGACATACAATGGTTACCTCAAGAAACGTCTTAGGTCAGAAATTATCGACAGGTAAGGCACGTGTGCGACCTGAGCACGACTTCTACGCCACGCCTGAAAAGGACATAGAACGTATGTTGCGTTATGTGTTCAGTGAAACAGTAAATGCGAACGATCAGTGTCTACACGTCTTAGATCCGTGTGCGGGTAATGGTGCGTTCAAACGAGCAATAAACAACGTGATGCCGAAATGGACGGTCACACAATGGGATATTATCCAACGCCGAGAAGTATTAGATTGGGTAGGTGACTTCTTGCAAGTCGACCCAACTAATATGCAGACCTCTATTATTGTGATGAACCCACCGTTCGGATTGTCCGTTGAGTTTATCCAGCACGCTTTGAAATTCTTAAAGCCCGGTGGTGTGCTCATCGCTTTCTTAAAGCTAGACTTCTTAGCATCTAAGAAACGGTACAACAGCTTGTTCAAAGAGAACAATCAACTTGCACAGGTTATTGTTAATGTGAGCCGTGTAAACTGTAAATACGATGGTGACGGTAAAGACAAAGCATCGTCTACCACCGACAGTGGTTGGTTTATCTTCCAAAATGGTATACCAACTACACCGGTTATCAGATGGATGGAGTGAGTATGGAAGAAACAAGAGTTTGTACCAAGTGCGGGGAAGAAAAGCCATTATCAGATTTTCGTTTCTTACCCACGCAGAATAGATACCAAACAAAGTGCCGTGAGTGTGAATGTGCATATACAAAAGAGCGATATGCCAAGATTAAAAACATCACACCGGAAACTCGTGCAGCACGTCGCAGACAATATGCGGTAAGTGCGGTAGTAAACTACATCAAATTATACGGAGAGGGTATCCTCGATGAAGCGAAAGAAAAAAACAAGAGTCAACATCGTTAGTTTCGGTGTGACATTTGAACCAGGTAAATTCTACGGAGTGTCCTGGTACAGTCAAGGTGGGTTAGATTTCAACGAGGTGTGTTTTATCCCGCCTGATGAACGAGACCCTGATAAATTTTTCCGTAAGTGGTTAGACGAGATTTTAGAGTTCGTCACCCTACCTACGGTAGACATCCAGGTTAAACCTATGGAGATTGCATAATGAGTACAATACAAACACACACAGGTCGACTAATCGACCTACGGTTCATCACTAACACGGACATTTGCATTGATGACCTTGTTCACGGCATCGCAAACGTAAAACGGTTTAATGGTCGTGGTGTATCCGTTTTAGTACACACTCTAGCGATGTTCGATTATGAGTACCATTTTAACGACGGTAATATGAGAGAGAAGATGCTAAAGGCTGTACTACTTCACGATTTAGCTGAAGCCTACACAGGTGACATTATTCAACCGGTTAAGATCGCAGTGCCTGGTTTTGCGGAACTAGAGAAACAGGTAACGAACGCTATTTTAGGCCATCTGTTCGATGTGGAGAACGACGATGAGTGGCAAAACTACTTACCCAACAGTAACCTATCTAAAAGTTTCGTAAAACGCATTGACCTAATTGCCTTAGCAGCTGAGTATCCCCTTGTCTTTGGGGACGATGTTAAACCTGATGAGGTGTGGGGAATCAACGCAATGGAGAAAGAAAAAGTACTGTTCGTTAGAGAAAGCATCAGCAAATACAACGGAGTTAGTACAACAAGACTTTGTGCTATCTTAGAATACTACTTACTACGTATCTTCGCAGGACTACCATTATCGGAAGCTTATAACGAATGGTAATCTTATTTATACAACGCACAGGAGGGATAAACAATGAGTATTATTGTATTAGAAAAAACTACATCGGAACGTATTGCCAAAGACGTGGCTACTATTATCAACGCTTTGACAAAAATCTACAAAGACAAACCCGAAACACTGAAAAAGGACAACTACTCGCAAATCGAGATTTGTTTACCGTTAAACTGTGTAGTTGAAACTACCATTAAAGTAGTGGATTCTATCTTGAATAGACGAGGGTTTGCCGTGTCTCAATTACGTATAGAAGAAAACCGATCTTTCATCAAGGTGTTAATTGGTATCACCGTTAAGTCACATTTGGCACTGGTAGCTAAAATCAGCGCGTCCGGTGCAGATGTTATTATCGACGATTCAAAACAAGGAGAACCAATGCTTGACCTTGATATGTACCCGAAAAAAGAACCAAGCAACCAAGCCGCTACGGACAAACAAGTTGGTGGTAGCCACTACCAATTACCAATTCAGCCTATCGAGTATATCCTAGCAAACGGACTAGGATACTGCGAGGCTAACGTGGTTAAGTACGTCTCACGTTGGAGAAACAAGGGCGGTATCCAAGATTTGAAAAAAGCGATCCACTACCTTGAAATGTTAATTGAGCAGGAGGAAAAAGATGCAAGTAAGAAGAGCTGATTTCGAACCGATTGAAATCATCGGTATGTTCATTGTAATGGTGGCATCACCACTGTCCATCTATCTGATGAATGTTGTTCTATTCACAATGTTGGAAACGGAAAAATGGTGGGTAGGTGTGGGTGCGTTCTTCGCACTTCTGTTCCTTATCCCCGTCGCTATTGGTAGTACCATATTCACCGTTATGGTTATATGCTACTCCATAGGTAGAGTATTTACCAAACTGAGCAATCTATTCTAAAACAAAAAGCTCCGTATTACCGGAGCTTTACTTTTAACTATTAAGGAAATTGAAAAACAACTACTTCATAGTTTTAACTTAGTATATTTTTATTTTAATTTTGAGTCAACTACTTTACTGATGACTTTATTCACAATTCCTGGCACCATCTGAAGTAGAACCTCTACTGCAGTCGCACCACTAACTCCACCGACCATAGCAATTAAGCCGCTAAGGTACGGGGCTCCTGGGTTATTAAAGTGGAACGCCACTGTCGTTCCACAGAAAAAGCCGAGTAATATATCTACCCATCTCACGAACGGAGCCTTATCACGGTCAAGCTCAGCACTCGCTTTTAGTGAGCCGAACAACGCACCCACTACGATGAAGACAATATCAACGTGCTTTAAGATATTTTCCATCGAATCCCTCACACTTAGAAATATATAGCAATGCCCCTAAGAACCAAAATAGCATCAAGAGGTTTATTACTAACATTGTCTCCAGTGGAGGGTATGATGTGACATACCCACTCGCTAGTATACTTTGTAGTACTGCACCAAGTGACAAGCCAAAGAACTTAAGCACCTGGTGTTGTCTGCCTTTAAATGCTAACCCAAGTAATGAGAACAAAGCAGATGCCGTAGCAAATACAAAGAACTGGTCAAGGCGTTCGACAAGTAAATGAGGGATATTTAATTGTACGATCTTCTGTGAGTGAATTAAAAAGCCGATGGCCCATAATGCACTCACGACGACGTTGATAACCTGTGTAGAGCGACTATCACGCCCGTAGATTCTATTTAGCCACGTACATAACATAGGCACTCCTTATTACAAGTGGTCGCTAGGTTGTGCATAGCCTAACCCAACAACTTCATCGCACGAGTTACCACTGAACACTTTTTCATCACCAATAGAAATTACATCCACTTCAGGACATTTGTCTTGCTGACATTCCTCAAGCTTACGTTTGAGTTCAGCGATCTCAGTATCTTTTGCGGTCAACTCGTTTTGTTTAGTAACAAGTTCAGCAAGTGCCACGTTGAGGTCTTCTTTAGCTTTGGTTGCTTCAGCTTTCGCATTGTCAGCTTTAGCGATTGCCGCAGCTTCAGATGCCTGTGCCGCTTCTTTGTCACGCTCTGCTTGGTCTTTTGCTACATTAGCATTAGCAGCCAGCAAACGTGCAGTTTCAGCTTCAGTTTCAGCAGCTTCTTTAGCTTGTTCAGCTTCTGCTTTAGCTTGCTCTGCAGCAGCCTTAGCCTGTTCAGCAGATTCTTTTTCAGCGGTAGCTTGAGCTTCTGCTTCTTTAGCCGCTTCTGCAGCTTTCGCAGACTCAGTCGCTTTTTCTTCTGCAGCAGTTTTTGCAGCTTCCGCTGCTTCTTTTGCTGTTTCAGCTTCAGTTTTCGCCTGTTCAGCGGCTTCTTTCGCTTTTTGAGCTTCAGCTAAGTCAGCTTTCAACTTCTCAAGCTCAGCACTGTTATCTTCTGTATTACCACCAGGTTGTGCAGGAGGACACGCAATAGATGGTAATGTGTCAGTAATACCTTTACGAGCAATACGGTCACGTGACAACTCATAGGTGCACTCACAATTTTCTTTCATAGAAATCTCCTTAGAAATTAAGGTGCATAGAGGCTTCGCACCTATGGGTTATAAATGATCGCCAATTTCTTGTGTGATCGCTTGAGGTGCGATTGTTACATCACCAAAGAACGACGAGATGTGGAACGGATCAACTGCGTACTCAACTTTCCAAATGTTTGTTCTAACGTAGTCAATATCATCAGCAAGCGTTTCGCCAGTAACACTACTACCAGTAAAGGTCTTAGTACCCTCGTATACTTTACCACTGTAATCATAGAGCTTGTAATGAACAGTTTTGGTAATACCATACGCATCATTACCGATTGCCGGATCGTCGTAGGTAATGCGTAAATCAGGGTCACCGTTTGCTACATTCAATGTGGCTTTTTCAGTACCCTCTTTATACGGTAATTGAGGGTAGTCTACCTCTACTGCGGTTGGTAAAATCTTGCCAGGTTCTCCTGCTGTTGAGAAACGTTCAGGCGTAGTGAATGTCAATTTCTTACCTACGTGTTTCTCATTAAAGTCTTTAGCATTGGTGTAATCTTCACGATTGAACGCACCTACAGCTTCGTTGTAGTTGTAACCGTCGATAGCACTGGTCGCCTTAACAATGAAGTTGTTGTTTACTGTGTCAGCACTAGCAGTCGGAGTACCTAAGAAATACTCTTGCTGCGGTGCTGGGCGTTCTTTCATCTCAAAGTATGTTGCTTCCATAATTGCACCAGTTTCTACGTGTTGTAAATACCGGTGTTTACTGACGGAATAGTGAGTGTCTGTATCTACCTGAGTTGGGTATTTGTCAAGTACCTTAAACTCTGCACCAGGAGCGGTAACTTTATTGTCCACCACTTTAACCGTTTTATCGTCTAAATCAGACTCACGAATAATGATAATTGCCATATTAATCTCCAAAAAATCCAATTAAATCTACGGAATAAACACGACCGGCTTTGAGGCCTTTCCCGTAGATGTTTTTGTTGTTACTGTTGTACCAAACTTTACCGCCGTCCCAAGTTTGTAAACTCGCTCCGTCAACAGGGTTCGGTGCGTCTTCCGGTATTTTAAAGATAACCGAGCCGTCCGGAATATCTTTTAGTACCTTAAACTCAAGGTGAGTCTTACCTACTCCATCAAGCACAGACACCATACGGAACTGCGGGTCAAAGTACGCTCTCGCATTTTCCGTTGTGATGGTATCCTTATCCAATGCGAACTCAGCCATATACCAGTTGTACTCTTTGAGTACTCGCACCTTATTTCCCTCAATGGTGAAGTCCGCGGTGTGTAGGTCTTCCGGTCTAATCACTTTCGTCATTCAAAATACCCACCAAGATTTAGGATATAGCGAGTACCCGCTTTAAGACCATTTCCAATAACAGTACGAGAACCTGCATCAACCCAAACAGAACTACCATCAAACGTCTGCTCCTCAATAAGCTGCACCGGAGTTGGTGCTTCCGGAGGTAGCGTGTACAACGCACGACGAGGACCGGAGTCGATAACCATCTTAAAGTCTAAGTGGATATTACCTTGAATACCTGCGACAGAAAGGTAGTGACGACCAATTTTGGCATAGTCTACCGCCATTTGCGTGGTAATAACGCTGTCAGGAGCTACGTACTTAACGTCGTAAATCTTAATGGTAGGCTTAACTCGGACTTTGTTATCGACAATGTCGAAGTCGTCGTCGTGTAGGTCAACTGGTCGGATAACCTTTGTTACTGACATATAAACTCCAAAGGGGGATTACTCCCCCTGTGTTAATTAAGCCGCAGCTTCTTCAGCTTTAGGTAATGCGTATCCAATCGACGTGCCGTCTAAGCCTTGTAACTCATCACCTTTGAGTAATTCAGCAAGAGCTTTTACAGTTTCAGGATCTTTGACCGCTTCAACCACTTTCGCTTTGCCAACGAATAAACCATCGTCTTTCACTTCTGCGAGGTTGTCTGCTTCGGCAGAAACAACTAGTAATTCAGCAAGCGTAGTTTCAACCGTTTTTTCGTTACCACCTTCTGCGTCAGCCACGGTAATTTTTAATTTACCAGTCGCTTTGTCACCTTTAATCGCAGTAATACGTAGGTCAACACCCGATTCAGGGATTTGAGCAACCAGTTTATTATCTACGATCTTAATGGTTACATCATCGACTACAACGTTTAATTTTTTGTTTGCGATTTCTAAACCTTTACCGACATCACGCTCGGTAACTACTTTAATTTTAGCCATTTAATTTCTCCTATATTTGGCTTGTCGCCACGGTTAAGTGGCGACGGTTTTTAGAATTTAAAGGAAGAACTTAGTTGGGATATTGGTAGACGGGATACGAACTAATTTCGCTCCACCACCAAGATCTTCGACTACAACATCCCGCATCAACTTAGCTACTTTCTCAGGATCTGTGCTTGTATTCACAACAGCTTCTGATGTGAGAGGGAAGTCCCACCCTTTAGATGCTAAGATGAAAGAGCGAAGCGACGATACGTCGTTGTGGATTGAGTATAAGATAACTTTACCACGAGATGTGTAGAAATGGCCGACATCCCACAAACCAGTAACCGTACCTAACACGCCAGCACCAGGAGTAGGAGTACCACGATCTTCTAGTCTACCGATGTCAAAAACAACCGAACCTTGAACTGCGATTCGCTCTTTAGCAACCACGTTCACATCAGATTTGCCGGCAGGAACAGGCATCGCAACATTCATATCATTGACTAAGTTCACGCCCATAAATGTTAAGTCACCAGTTACATATAAACGACGCATTGAATACTTGTAGTAGCTGTTATTTGTACCAAGAAGTGTGTCAGCACCTTTAAACACTAAATTAGCACCATAACCAGCTTTGTTATGCTCACGTCTTGCTTCTTTTATATCAATAGCTGTTTTGGCGTATTCGTCTAACTTGCTACCATACGAGTATACGTATACAGAACCAAGTTTACTTACAACAGAGGTGTCAACAACGTGGTCTTGCGATTCTTTTAGGAAAATACGGTGTTCCTTACCAACCTCAGTTAAGCCGATTGCGTAGGCGAACGTGCGTAGAGGGGTGGCTTTTGTACCAGCACCTTTTACGTCCAATGGGTTTTGGTCTACACCATTCGCTGCGTCAACGTACAGGTTTTCCAACTCAGGTTTTGCTTTCGTGCCGTAGTATAAACCGTCGTCACGAATAGAGAGTAAATTCCCCTCTGCACCGGAGAGTTTTACTTCGTATTTTTTTGTTTTTTCGTCGAAATGGATTGTCTTACCAATATTACTAGGGGTAATAACAAATACGGCTGAAGTATCTTCAGTGCCATTCCCTTTTGTATGTTTACTCATTTAATACCACCTATGGTTTAATTAAGCCGATTTGTGTTTCACCGCTTGCATCTTTCAACGGTACAAGGCCTGCAAGGATTCCCTCTAACGCAGCAACACGACCTGTTAAATCAAGAACTTGTTTTTGCAACGCAATAAGTTCCATCATATTGACAGTCACGTTTGTTTCACGTCGCCAGTCAGACCATTCTGTAGGGGTTTTAAGTGAACCATCTTGGTTCATACCACCGTCGTTCACACGATGCCACACGGCACGATCATCACCAACTAAATATTGGTCTACCTGTACAGGTGATGCAACTTGCCAACCATTGAAGTCATAGTCTTCACCATCTTTTAATTGGTCGATGCTAGATGTTGGTCTTTGGTTAGCTTCTACTGACTTAATATCGGGAGGAACACCTTTCACGTATACACCACGAGCCTTGTCTACGTAACCGAAGAACGAAGAATACCCTAACGCTGGCTTACCAGCATCTAAGTCTGTAAGTTGGTCAGTATCAGCAGGTTTAAGCGATACTTCACCAGTCGCAGGGTTTACAACGAAGTCTTTATTGTTAAACTCAACAGATAACGGATCTGCTTTTGTACCTTTACCTGTAATCGGTTTTTTAGCGAAGATTTCACCAATTTGTAATGAACCGTCTTCACCAACTTTAAGGCCGTCGCCAGCTTTAATACCAACGCCATCTTCAGTCGCTTCAAGACCACCATTTTCCTTAACTTTAACACCAAGTTTACCAGCTTCGTTAGCACCTTTGGTAATGGTTTTGTCAAAGTCACCAGCAGTTAAAACATCAGCGCATTTCGGAACAGCTACGTGCTCACCGTTCGGATTGGTTAATACCACTTCTTTATCACCAATCGCCATTTTCGCATATGGTAATACAGTCTCAGTTTTAACGTCTGTTAATTCAGTGACGATCATTTTACCGTCATTGAACGTTACGGATTTAACACCTGGTAATGTGATTTCTTTCTCTTTACCTGTGCCGTCTGTAACTTTTAATTTACCATCTTCAATGGTTACATTTTTTACAACGTTGATGTCACCATTTTTAATTGCTTCATTTACTGAGTCAACGAGAGCGTTACAAAGTACTACTTTAGAGTCCTTATTTAACACACCGCCATCACAGTCTTTTAGTCCAGCTTGTAGAGTGCCATCTTTTAATGCCTTGTTAATCGCATTTTCAATCAACAGCTCCACCATCTCACGCTGAGACCCACAACTTGCAGAACAAGTCATACTTCCCCCTATTTATAGTTTAGGATTGTTAAAAAAATCTCATCATTTCCCTAAGTGCGTCTTGATGACTTCAGCAATCGCTTTAGCCACCAACCAACGCTTCTCATTGAGGGTATTCATACGAGCCTGGCAAGTGACGAACTCAAGTTCTACAATCATACCACCGGCTTGTACAAAACCCAAACGAGAGTGCTGACCTGCATTTTCAGGTTGCCAGCCGTTGTTGCCACGCAGCTTAGAGCCGGTGACATCGACAATCGCCTGGGCAATCTTTTGGGAAAGTGCTCGATCTTTAGGTTGGGATAATACCTCTACACCATACGCTGTGTATGTGGCAGACGCATTTAGATGAAATTCCACGGCCAACTCTGCTTTCTTAGCGAGTTGGATGGCTTGTGACAACGGAGCATTGGTACGACCCTCTCCGTCCGTCTGAACATCGAATCCCCAGTTGCGAAGATAATACGCAACGTAGTTACGCATATCCGCAGCGAAATCAGCTTCTTTGTAGCCGTTCGCCACTGCACCTGGGTCTGTATTAGAGTGTCCTGCTGTAATCACGATCATAGCAAGCACCCCACGATAAGACCAGCGATACCGCCTACTAACACACCACGCCAAAATGCACAGCACCAGCAGATGGTAGTGACTTTCGTCTCGCCTTTCTCAACTTCGATGTCAATGTCCGCACCCTTGCAACAGAGTTCGGCAAAATCTCCCACGGGATTGTATCCGCAGAATATTGTTTTTAATTTGCTTTCTTGCTCGGTTGATTCAACCTCGATTCCTTTGCGTTTACTCATAACGCTCGCCTCTTTGTTTTAGTTCCTCTAGAGCATCCATATATAAAAATTTCTTCTTAATTTGGATTTCATTAAGCTGTTCTTTAATGTCTAGAAGCTCGTCCAGAGGGGGGTTCAGTTGAAGCTCTAATTCTTTTTTCATCGTGAACAAGTCACCAGTACTATTCCCTTTACTGGAGCGTAAAGCCTTTTCAGCTTTGCGTACTTCACCCACCCATTTTTTCAATTCTTTGCGGGCTCCATCTTGTTCAAGATTTAAGAGTTCGTCGTAACTTTCACCGATTCCCATCTTGTTCATCAGCTTAGTATATTCTTTATCAAACTCTTGTTCGACAGCGTACTCATTGTAATTTAAAGAGTATTTTTTAACAAGCATATCATTAAAGGCAGAGACAGGATCTTTACCCTCTAAACGCATTGATTTACCAATATCTCCGATAAATTTACCACTACCTCCAATGAAGTGGTTAATCCACGTGTCGATAGAACTTGGAGCAACGTCAGCGATACCGAGTTTCGCCATCTCGAACGTCAACCATTGTGAGAAGACAGAGTCATTCATATTACGACGTTGGTAGTCCATCGGCTCATCAATGAACGAGCCGTCTTGAGCCCAACCGTTCTTAGGTGCGACAGGACGACCAAAATAGTCTTTATTCGCCACCAAACTCACCACCGGCTGAATTACCGTAGGTGACCAACCGTACGCTACGTTGAACGCTGTGTCATCAGTCTCCGGTGTTTGGAACGGCATTAACGACTCTTGTACAGAACGCATCACTCGTTCAACACCTGCTGACACTTCTTGTTCACCCTTAGCTACACGGACGAACTCACGTGCTGCATTAAGTGGGATCATAAGTTCCTGGGCGATTGGGAATTTAAAGTCACCAATGTGGAATTGACCGACACTTTCATTACGACGCTTCCACATCGGTGTACCATCTTCATCTTCCTCGTCATCACCCGCTGCCTGTGCAGCAACAAGAAGTGCCAGCATACCCATCGCTTTCAGGCCATACGTACCATACTTAGGATTGACTAAGTTGTACGTTGTTTTCACACCGCCCATAATGGCGTTCCAGAACATCCAAAATGAACGAGGTGTACCCCACGCACCTTTCTGCTCGAAGTTACCGGTTAGGTTTTTCGAGATGTCACGGGCTGTGTTCGCAATTTCCTGGTTATTACGTAAGAACTCGATTAAATCACGCTCAGAATTAAACTCACGTCCACCGTTCTGCATTTGTAGGTATTCTAACCACGCTGAGAAACGTGCTGCGTTATCAGAGAAGTGCATCACCTGCATCAATGTCTTCGCACCACGTGCTGTACGTGAACCGACTGACCCACGTTTAAACGCCAGCATATCAAGGTCGTCTGTAATCTTGTCAAGGTCGTAGTGAGCCATCGGGTTGATACCACCCTCATTCAAATACGTCTTGTAAGTGAAGTGAGCGTTTTTACCATCCCACTGGCCTTTCAACAACATCGGTAACACACGCATCATACGTGGGATAATGCGACCTGATAACTGCAGTGACTCAGCATCAGATAATCTTCCACGGCTTGCTGCCTGCGTATTAGCGAGTACCAACGTCATATCACGGATAAACGCTGTGATATGGAACGTCGGGTTAAGCACGGTACGGGTCAAACCTAACCAACGGGTCGTCGCACCTAAGTGGCGAATGAACGTATTGGTCACATTGTTTTTCTGTGCCTTGCTCATTTTCGCCAGTGACTGAGATACGATTTCATCCGTCAATACAAGTCGCTCACGCTTACCGTTGCGGTAGAAAGCCTTAGAACGTCCGTCCAAAATACCCTCAGGTGCGTAGGTAGCGTGGAACTTGTCACCACGAGTTTTAAGTTCATCTGACATAATACGTGCCATATGTGGCATCGGGTATTTCGCCAGTAAGTCTGCCGCTTCACGCATAATCGCAGATTCAGCCGCATTGTTAATACGTGCTTGGGAGTTCGCCACGTACTTACTTAAGATGTTACCAGCCTTAGTAGAACGACCGTGAATACGACCGGAGAACGCTTTAACCTCAGAATCCTCATTTTGCAGAGGCACGTAGAACTCACCATACAAGTCATTGTACGTGTTCTCGTCAATACGTCCCATCGCAAGCTCGAAGTCTAAGGTATTGTTGTTCATCTCGATGATCGCTTTCTCGAACTCTTTAGCGAACGCACGTTGCTGTGGAGTAAGTGACGCCATATATTTTTCACCGGTGTCATCTTTCACCCACGTTGCACCCTTAGTGCCTTTCGCCACACGCTTTCCGTTTAAGACGTAATAGCCGAATCCTGTAATAGTATCAGTGAGTAAGTCACGACCTTTGTAGTATGGATCTTGTTCACCGCTCGCACGTTTTTTACGACGGATAAAGTGCGGTGCACGCAACGCATACGCCAGGTCATCTAAGTCTTCCTTAGTCATACCTGAACGCTGTGCAAGCTGAGTGAGAATGTCCATATGGTCACGCAAGTTTAACTTACCGCCAACACCGTAGTGGTTTAGCTCAGCACTCGCCTTTTGACGAAGTGCGTTAATGCGTGTCTCTACCTCAACAGGTACTTTCGCACCGTAGGCGTTCTTCGCAATATTCTCAAGTGTGGTAATCCAGCTTGTGCTGTTGTTCAAGTTAATCGCAGACCAACGGATGGTCCGATCTAATACTCGCAACACAGGCTCAGAGAACTGCGGTGGTAATACACGTTGGATGCCTTTAAACAAGTTATAAAGAAGACCTGAGTGGTTATACGCCATCTCTGTCACATCTTGTACATACTTCTCTTGCTGTGTCATTTCTGAACGGTGCTTAGGTACGAATCCACTCTTTTGTGCCAACGTCTCAGTTTGGTCCCAAGTAAGCCCAGTTTCTTCGTGGCTTTGACCTTGTTCATCCCACCAGTTAAGCGACCACAAGCCGTTATCTTCATCAAGCTGTGCGATGGCTGCGATGTGACTATCACGATTCTGCTCTTGCGTACGCCCTGCGAAAATTACCTGTCTCACAATCTTACGGCTCAAGCCTGGCACGCCTTTAATAGTTTGAGTGCGGCCATTGTTAGCCTCGAATAAAGACGTAGTGTTGGTAATCAACTGGAACAACGCAGGCTGTTCATTTGAGTTTAAGCCTAGTAATGCACCGATGCGTTTAAAGAACGCACGGACGGAGTCGAAGAAGCTACGTGGTGCACCATTTGCGTGTAGCTTATCATACGCATTTTGGAACTTAGGATTAGACAATAACTCCGCCACGAACTCGTGTACACCCGTCACTTCATCTGCGATGGTTGGGAACTGTGCCACGAACTCAGGTTGACTGCGTGCGTTATCCCAAGCTCGTACAATTTCATCTACCACGGAACGTTGCTCTTCATCCAGTGCGGCACGATTTTCAAGTGCGTACACCGTATAGGCGTGAACCAACTCGTGAATTAAGTCGATGTCCGGCTCTTTCGAGTTAATATCTAATACAATCATATTAGAAGCGATGTCGTAGTAGCCTGAACGTCCCTCGGCCGCTAAGTTGTCGTAGCGGATAAGTACAGAGTCATCTACTAAATCGACAAGTTTATCCACCACTTTACCACGTGGGTCATTCTCAGCGAATCCACGTTTAGCGAACTTCAACGCCTCCATTACGCCATAATCCTGTAACGCCCACTTGAACGTCGTAGGGTTAATGTTTGTCGCAGGTGAATCACCGAAGATATTAGTAGACTCGTTGCCATACACACCACTATGTTGCTGAGCAGACACAAGTTGGTCAGGATTCGATACCGTGTAGTAATCAGTGGTAATATCAATCGTACCGCCTGGTTCTTGCAAACGGATGTTTCTAAAGATTACACCATCGTTGCCTGAATTAGTCGCAGCCTGTGCGATGTCACGAGTATTACCAATGTCATTCGTTACGTGTACTTCTGCACCAGGGAACTTCATCTGTGCGGCTTCCTGTGATAAGAACGGTACATACACATCGTTGCCACGTGTTGAGAACATTAAATCTTTGATTCCTTGGGCGGACCAGTCTTTGCCTGCTTTAACCCAATACAATGGGATACGTGGTAATTGGCTTGCGTGGTTAGCCTGTGCATCGAACACGAACGGATTACTCTGCTCGATGAAAACACGATGAACGAAACCTTTGCCTGAGCTGTCTCGTTTAACACGACCACTCACCACACCTTTTTTAGACATACGTACGTACGCACTCGCCACGTTAATATCAGGTGTGACAAACACGCCATCTTTAGACTCACGGAATCCCTTAAACACATCGTGAATGTTACTACCTGCAGCTGTGCCGTGATACATCACTTGTGGTTCACCAGTACGTGGGTTAAGTAAAAGACGGCTATCTCCACGTTCCCAGTCACCAAAACGACGTTTGAATGCAGGTGTACGCACTTGTACCCATTGTTCAAAGTCTAATTCTGTCGCACCTCGTGCCTTAGCTGCTTCGTATGTTGGTCTTCCACCGATACGGAAAATGGTATCAACGTGTTCTTTGTTTGCTGGATCGAGTATTGCCCGACTTAGCTCCGAGTTTGACTTTGGTGACTTTTTTGATTTTGTTTTCACCATTTCCTCATCAGCCGTACGAGCCATCGTCTCGTTGTGCACTTCTGTCAGTAATTCATCGAAAGCTTTGTCGTGCGTACGCTCTTGTTCACGAGTTTCGGCATTTCGTTTGGCTTGTGTCTCACGAGTTTCATCTGTCATCTCTTGAGCCACTTTGCCTTTCTCAGAAGTCTTTGTTGTTCCGATAAGCTCATCACCGACGTACTTAAACAAGTTCGGGTGCTGTTCAGCTGTAATGTCATCAGCACGTCCTGCTTTAACATCATCAAGGTATGAAACTGCTTCATCTCGTACAAGATTCAAGTCGATGTCTTTAGACACACGCTTGCTATTTACCAACGCTCCACCGTTAAGTGCGGTAATGATGGCATCTACTGCAGGTGTTAGTACGGTGTTTTTACCACGTACAGACACTTTTACGTGTGCCATTCTTGCCAACATATCGACGTTGTTTGCCACACGGTTCGCCACATTCGCATCAGGATATAACTGATTGAGCAATGCACCTGCTTGAGAACTTGGGTCAGTCTGCATACCACCAAGACCACGAGAAATGTTCAGCACTTCTTGTAAGTCTCTTGAACGTTTGTACAACGCAGAAGCAGCTACCAAGTCAGGTGTTTTCTGTGCTAGTTGGTATGTATCAGCGATTAATTTTTCCAAATTAGCTTCTACTTCAGCACGTGTTTCACCAAGATTGTTAGATACATTTTTCGCATTAGGATCAGCGATAAAACCTGAATGGGCCGTATCTAAAACCTTACGCACTTTTGCTTTTGTATCTACCACCAACTGGCGTTCAAACGCAGCTTGCTGTTTCTTAATTTCTTCAGCTTGCTCAGTTGCTTCATTTTGTGCAAGTTCAGATGCCACATTTTCCGCTTCTGTACGCTCACCGACGATGCTTTGTTTCTGTGCTTCTTCATAATTTTGATTGCGTGCGTCAGCGTATTGGCCCAAGTCAACAAGTGCCAATTTAGCGGTTAGTAGTCTGTTAGCTGCAGCTGCGTAACGGCCTGCCCGCTCCGGTGCTCCGTCTTGCTGTGCTTGGTTTGCGAATTGTAGTAACTGATTAATCGCACCTGTAACAGACGTATTCAACTCATCTGCAGTCACACCACGTTTTGCCAACGTGTCTTTAAGTGTTGGTGGGATAATACCGTCTTTATCAAACTCTTTAACCACCGCACGTGCATCCTTGGTAAACGAGGTAATCTTCGTTTTCGTATCAGGATCTTTAGCAGGAACATTTTGGAAGTATGCTTGTGGGTCTTTCGCAAAATTTACCGCACTTTCGTATGCACCAACCATATCTGCGAATTTCGCATCACCCATCATCGGTGATTGCTTCATCTCACTGAGACGAGCTTCTGCTGCAGGAATATTAGCTGGGTCACGCAACGCACGAATTTCATCAGCGACACCTTGTACATACTCATCGTTATCGTTGAAGTTAGCCGCTTTGCGTGCTGATTCAAACTTAGAGGCGAAGTCGTTGAACTGACCTTGCATAGCTGCAGGGTTAGTGCCGTTTTGTACATTTTGCTGTTTACCCAAAGTCTCAGTCATTTTATTGACTAGGTCTGTGTGACGTGTAACGTCTTTCAAAATCTGATTCGCTTGTTCAACTGAGACATTGCCTTGTGACACAGTGCCAATAAGGTTAGTCACTTTGCCTTGTTGCTCACGAATTAGATATTTGTACTCGTCTTCATTAGTGCGGTCGCCTTGTGCAAACTCTTGTGCAATTTCATCAGCACGTGCTTGAATATCATTAGTCTCACGATTACCACCAACCGGGTCGTAGTTAGAAACATCAAGTGCGGCAATTTGTGCATCAATGTCAGCAATATCAGCTTTCGCTTGTTTGTATGCTTGCACGTTGTGTCCCGCATCGCCAAGTGGGTGTGCACCAACACCCATAAAGAGGCCAACAATACCACCACGATGTCCCTCGTGTTTCGCTCTTTCCAAGTCACCCTCGTTAATAGCCGAAGCAAAAGATAACGAACCAGCTTTGGCACGTTGTTCTTCAGGGATTAACGGATCTTGAATACGACTTAAATTCTGACCGAGTAAGTCTTGTAACGAGTTAGCCGCAAACTCATCCACATATTCTTTACCTGCAGTAGTAGCTAAACGTTTAACCGCACCGAGACCACCAATCTGATCTACTTTGTGGTTCAAGCGTTTTAAAATACTGCCCTCGTCAGCTTTCTTAACGAAGTCTTTTAACTCATTAATTGTTTTGCTCGCTGCACCGGAGAACTTACCTGAACGGTTTAAGATGTTGTAGGCAATATTATCCACAGTGCCTGGTAACATACCTTGCATCGCATATTGTTCTAAGAACGCCAACTCAACAGCGTTTTTAGCATCGTCTGTAGTCATATCACGACCATTCAAGAACTGCTCTAAACGGAATCCACCAGCTTCTTGTAATGCAGATACAGTTCGGTATTGAGCACCTTTTAATAGTGCATCTCCTACTTTTGTTCCAGCTTTCAATGCCGCATTTTTAGCAATATTACCGGTATCTTTGTATTTGAAACCATTTGCCACACCATCTTTGATATAATTAAGAACCTTAGCACCGTTCTTCGTTAGATTAGCACCTGCTTCAATACCTTTACCTACTGTATTACCAACAGCACCACCAACAAGTCCTAGCCCTTTGGTACCAATAACCATCGCCGCAACTTCAGGGCCTAGCATTTTAGCAAGCAACGCAGGGTGCTTAGCTGCCATTTCCAACGCATCACCGATACGGTCATTGTCAACAAGGTAGTTAAAGTATTCTGAATTACCCTCAACTTCCTCGTCACCTGCCATATCTTGTAAGTATTTTGTGATGGCACCTAAGTTCTTCTGAGCACCCATATCAATGTTTATGCCCATTCGGTTTTGTAGGTCATCCGCTAGAGAAATTAGCGAGTTGATACCACGCACGGCACCACCGGCAGTCTCTGTAGCTGTATCAGCGATTACAGATAATGCGGAATCATCGTACTCATCGTTAGCACCAACACCATAAGCCTTAGCGATTTTCTCAAAGTATTTGTCTGCACTTCGTTCCGCCTGTTGCAACTCAGGTTTTAAACGTGCGAAATCTTGCTCTGCGTATTTTTTAAGAATGTCACGCTTGATGGCATACGGAGTACGTAGCCACATTTCAGGTGTGTAACCAGCTTCTTTTAAAGCGATGTTAAAACGAGAACCGTCTTGGAAAACCCGAGTGCTATCCACTTTACTTCCATAGTTATGGACAGTTTCTCCCTCTTTCCATTTGGGTGGTTGGTAGTTGATACCCAACGCTACACGACTTGTGTTGTCAGCGTAGTCATCATATGGGTTATCTTCGACTAAAAGTGGATCTTGTGTTGGCTCAACAGTGGTAGTTGTTCCACCAGTCGTAGAAACAGCAGAACCAGTCACTACTGGACTGGTCTGCGTATTGAGTTGGTTTTGTTGCCAAATTGTAGGGCGAGTTTGGTACAGGTCTAATAATGGGTCAGTCATAAAAGATTTCCTTTTATACGCCCGTCATCGTTCTCCCATACCACCCTGTTGGGCTTGTTAGAAATTGCTGAACGTCGAAGTCAGCCACAGATGCCGGAGCGTTACTTGCTAATGGTTGCTCAATAGCTTGCGACGGTGCCTGCATCATCTGTTGGAGAAATGCTGGGTTGTTCGCTTGCTCACTACTCGGCATTATAGCACCTGTTACTTGCCTGGCAAATCCCTGTGGTGTGTTTTTGGCAATAGCTGTTTGTACCTCACCATTACCCATCAACCAAGGCTTTCCTGAGTCACCGAACGCTTGTCCTTGTAGGTTATACAGCTGTCCGTTCTTCGTAACTGTGTAATCTAGGTGTGGGCCAGTTGAGTTCCCTGAATTACCTGTCAACCCGATTACCTGACCTTGCTTGACAATATCACCAGGCTTCACGTGGATTTTGTCCATATGTGCCCACTGTGCACAAACGCCTGTCTCAGGATCGCATACTGCCACATAATTCCCGTAGCCGTTAGGGTCGACTCCAACTTTCACCACTTTTCCCGATAACGAGGCCGTCGCCTGCGTACCGACCGGTGTGCCAAAGTCCGTACCTTTGTGGAACGAACTCGCTTTCGCATTTGGCTTTTGTCTATTACCACTGGCTGAAGTAACTTGGAAATTACCAATAAACGGTGCACCAAGGCCCAGCCCATAAGAATAATCAGTCACCATCCGTACATCCCCGTTGGTTTAGTTAGCCACTGGATTGTGGCGTATTCTGCAGGACTACCTGATACAGCGATGGCTGGTGGTTCCTCAAACTGTTGTTTTGGAGCCTGCATCATTTGTTGTAGTAGGTCTTGACCTGCTTTCTTAGTTGTGGCTGCGTAGCCTGATCCGACAGCATCAATCGTTGGTCTTGTCGCATACTGAACGTTTCCACCGCCTATTGAACTTGCATCTAACCCAACTTTGTTAAACGCTTTGCGGATAGAATCCCACGAATGTCTAAATTGTTGGTATGAATCAGGTGCCGTTGGTAAGCTGGCCCACTCCTTACCAAGCTTTGGTAGAGCGGAGTTCCAGTTACCATTTAACACATCATTCAATGCACCACGCTGATTAATAAGATAAACAGCTGCTGCATCTTGTGAAGTTGGAGAGAAGTCCATCTTCCCCCACGCCTTTTCGATCCCTTGCCACGTTGGGTATCGGATAGCGTACTTACCGTTAGCTGTAGACTGCAGGTTTCTACCGAGTTTGTCTTTAAACCCCCACGTTCCTTGTCCTACTGCAGCCGGATGTGCTCCGAACCCTGTGGTCAACAACGCACCGTTTGTACCACCTTTTGCTAAGTATGGGTTAGAAAACGAGTGCGTGCCCTCTGAAATGGAGAGCACATTTAGGAACTTACGCAAGTTGTCGTTCTGCTGCAATAACTGCAGTGCTTCTTCACGAGTCATTGTTTCTCCTTAGAAACGTGTTGAACCTACAACATTTGTGTTTTTATTTTTGGCTTCGTTTTGTTTTTCCTTGAAGTCCTGACTTTTCTTCTGTAGTTCTTCTCTACCTTTTTGTCTGATTTCTTCAAGTTCTTTTTTGTTCTGCTGGTCTATCTCACGTAAACGCTCACGCTGTTCAACTGTTAGACCTGAACTGTTTTTTGCCATATTACTCAATAACTGAGGACCATTCGGTAGAGCAGCAATCTGTTGCATAAACTGCGGCATCTGATTGGTAGGGATATTATAACGAGCATTACCTAATTGGATTGCTGTTGTATCACCATTCGTCTGAATTGACGCAATAGGACTTGTAACACCGTAGAGATTAGGTTGTGCCTCGTAGTCCATACCGAACATACCAGCTAATGCTCCTTGATTGCCTTGTCGTTGTGCTGCTTGTTCAGCATACTGCGGAGCAACCAACTGTAAAGCACCCATCTGTCCGTTATTGTCAAGAACTTGGCTGATTGCAGCATACTGTGCTTCCTGCATTGGGACACCCTGCTCCAATAGCTGTTTCGTCGCCTGCCACGCACGTGGATCATTCATCGCCTCCTGAATTGCACTTTGTGCTTGTGCGGAACGGAACGCTGCCATATTCTTCTGATTTTGACCCAACATACGGGCCATAACAGTTTGTTGAGCCACTGACAACGGGGTATTCATACCAATGTTCATACCTGACCACGATGAGTAGTTCGGGTCCGTACCATTGTTGAAATGTGGGTTATTGGTATAACTCACAGGTTGACCATTGTCGAAGTAATACTTACGAGTGGTCTGACCATTACGGTATGCGAATCTGTCATCGTGTACCGCTTCACCAGGAACTTGATGTGGTGCAAGCTGTGCAAACTGAATCGGTGTCATTGTTGAATAGCCACCAGCTACTGAACCATCTGTAGGTGACGCTCCTTTTACGGAAGCCGTCGCTGTAGTCGGTCTCACGCCTGATGCTAAATCAACAACCGTATCAGCTACACTTGAAGCTAGTCCAGCGGTTGGTGATACACCATCTACTACTTTAACTTGACTAGGTTGTTTCTGAGTTTCATATACAGCTTGTTCCGGGGCAAAACCTTTAGTCATCCAATTTTGTGTGATGGGCTCTGCGGTCGTAATAACTTGCACAGGTTCTAGTAACTGTGTAGGACCTGAAAACGCATCAATAGGACTACTGCGTGCTGCAATATAGTCGTTCGGGTTTGCGTTAGCTGGTAGGTTCTTTAACGCTTCGTTGATTCCTCGAAGAAACGCTGATCGATCACCTACCGCTTGATATAAACTCAATTCTCCTGGAGTAGCCATTACTCACTCCTATCCTGTGATTGTATTACGATATACACCAGGTGCTGCTAACATCTGCTGTAAAAAGTTTTGGTTCGCCACTGCTGTATTACTTTGCGGTGCGAACTGGTAAGCACTGCGATACGGACCAATGTTCTGTTGTTGTGCGTATGCTGTCGTAGTAGTGGTTGATGGAGACTGATTAACTGGTTGCTGACCAACTTGAGTTTGTTGATTAACCACACTTTGTGTATTCGGTCTGTTCAACAAGTCATTCATCGTCATACCTGAGTTAGTAGCAATCAACGCATTGAGCATCTGATTCTCTAGGTAGTTATTCGTCTTGGCAAGTTGTTGCTGTTCTTGAATTGCATTATTCTGTGCAATCTTCGCATTAACTGCAGACGGATCTACCAACGACTTGTTCGTAAAATTGTACAAGTCCGTTGCCATACGCAAGTTATTAGATAAACCACTCTGCCAAGCGTTGCCTAAATTACCTAGCCAACCACCTAACCCGCTGCTCCCACCGAAGCCATAACCTGCTGCTCCAAGAGTCATATCAAACGACATAACCTGGTCCTCCTAAAAGTTGTAATAATGATGTATCATCTGTGCCTTGTGGGTCAAACAATGGGTCTGTACCCGCTGCAATTTCACCGCTATCTCCAGGGTTCAAACCTAACGCATTTGCCACACGTTGGATTGTCTCAGGGTTTAACGGTCGCTGTGTCATATCCATACCAGGTGCGTTCAACATATTACGCATCGCATCACCTTGTGGAGCTAACATATGCTCAGGTACCATAGCAGGAGGTGCTGATCCATTTGGTGCATTAACCAGTAATGCCATAAGATTTGGGTCAACTTGCCCACTTTGTAATTGAGCCAACATACTAGGGTCTACGTTTCCAGCTGCCATCTGCATAGCCAACTCAGGATCGGTAATCATAAGTTGTTGTGCTAGTGCCCGCATATCAGGTGCCATCATCGCATTTTGACCCATACTCATTTCTTCGAGTGGTGAGACATCACCTGCACCACCCATCATTCCTAGACTACCTAGGGTTCCTAATTCGCTCACGCTATGCTCCTAAAACGCAGTTTCTGAGTTAGTAGTAGGGTCGCCTGGGTATTTTGATTTTTCACCGCCACTACCGTCACAGTTGTCCTCGCTATCGTAGCAGAGGAAGTATCCGATTGCTAGTGCCACAAGCCCTGCTAGTGCAGAAATACCACCAACGTCTTTTTCCGCTGTTTGTCGTAAACTTGCCGCCAACCACGCATAGTTTTTGCCGGCACTTGCCAACACATCCAAGCCTAATTTCAGCAAGGCCATATGTTTCTCACTATGCAGACCAAGTCGTTTGTCTTGAATTGCAATAGCGGTTTTCTCGTAATCTGCAGATCTGTTTTTACGAGAATCACGGTGTTTCTCAAACAATTCAGCACCATCAAAGTGTAACTTCATATTAGTCTGCCAAGCGGTTTGTCTTTCCGCTTCTCGTGCTTTTGAAACTGTACCTACAATTTCTGCTGCAGTCGCTAACGCAATACGTGTATTCAACTCACAACATTGGTTTGCACCATATCGGTTCACCTGTCTACAAAGCTCTTGTCGTTTTTGCTTAGCTTTTGCTTCCGCATCCGCTACAACACGCATACTAATACCTAAATAATCAGGCTTGTATCCACACAGAATAAACTCACACAAACGCTCGTGGATGGTATCATTGCAAGGTTCTAACTTATCAGCGTACAACTCCTCATCGAGAGCCATATCTTTAAGCCAGTCCGCTTCTCTCAACAACCAGTCATCTGCTGCATCAGCCAACGCTTTTTCTGCTGGAGCTTCTTTGTCAATCAGGTTATACCCGATGTCACGCATACGGTCATTGATTGATCGCCACGTATCTTCAGCATCTTTTGCTTTTTTAATTAAGCTATTTGATGCGAAGCGACCCAACACAGAACCTAGTAAACTAGCGATGGCTAACCATTTACCATCGTCACGCTTTGGTTGTCTTGGGTATTGGATAATGTGATTAGAACTAAACGCTGGTGAGTTTGTACCGCCACTTCGGTTCTCACCAATCTCAGCGTAGTTATAATCCTTACCAGCTTTCTTTTCTTCAGACTTTCCGTTGTTAATACTCATACATTAACCCTCTGTTAATGTCTCACGTGATGTTTGCACGTGGATCTCATCAATCGTAATTCGAGACCGCACTTCAACAGCCCACGTAATCGCTCTATACTTGCGAGGTAATAAAAACGGCTTGTTTGTAGAAACATCTCGTCTGTAGTACTCTCGACCATCCGCATACACAATAACTTCAATAGAGTGTCGCTTACCTGTTAATTCAGCTACGTATGCTTTGTATTGAGGGAATTGTCTGATAAAGGTTTCAGCACTTACATGGGCATACTTTTTCTCAAAGTTTTTGTATGCTGCTAGTGCTTCTTCTGCACCAGCTGACATCATCATATAATCAGATGATACCACTTTTAGTGTCGTTGGTCTCCATAACCCTGGCATAACCATATCAGGTGAACGCCATACCGCACAACGATTAGGTTCACTAGGTTCACCCCATTTGCGTAGGCGTGCTTTGGCACCCTTGCCGACTTTCATCACGAACACCAACCCACCTTGGTGATGTGCATAAATGTTGCTCGATTTCTCTGTTGTGACAACAAAAGACGGATCACGACGATCATCATCTGAAAAGTTCATTATCCAGTTGCGTCTACCGACACCGTGGATTTTATCATCCCAAAATGCAATACGAGTTTCTTCACCTGCATATTCTAACCACTCTCGTTCTGTAAAAAACTGACCTGTGATCAATTTAACGCCTTGCTCAGTAAACTCATACAACCCATTCGGTGATACGAAGAACATAATGTGTTCTGCAACACAAACAGCTTCGCCATTGTAAGCTGGAGCTTTAACTTCAACTTCCTGAATACTTACAGCTTCTTGCTTAGTATTAATGATGTAATGTAGACCATCAGTTAAAGCGAGAATGGTGTGGTGAACATTACCCTCAATCGGTGATGTCACTTCTTCAGCTCGCAATACGTTATACATCAACCGGTATTCTTGAGACGGATCAAAAGCGTGCTGTCTATGCGGTTGTGAAAAGTAAATAGACTTTCCTTGCCACAACATAATTTGGTTGTCACCGACTGCAGCAACACCTGCCACACACGATGGTGGTGGACCGTCCATCTCGGTATCTAATTCTTCACCAAGACTAATAATACAGTTAGTGCTGTAGTATGACTGTTCGCCAACACAATGCTCGCCAACGTACAGCCAGTGACCAATCCCATCGCTATCTCCAACGAGCATATACCATCTACGTTTTTTTGCATTAGCCGGTGGTGTGTCATTTGCTGTCATCTTAACAGCGTCACCATCGTAAAACTCAACGTGGCTTGTTGGGTAGCTAGGTTGTGATTCTTCACCACAACCGTTCACATAGGTAAAACAGAACGCTGTATTAAATGGGATTTTGTCACCGCACTCTCGGTCATACATAGGCACACATAACAAGTCAATATCATCGGCAACACAACCCTGATCTGTAAGTGTTTCAGCTGTTGGCTTGTTCTTACAATCAGGTTTTTGCATACCTACTAAAATAGGCTTTTTCTTCTGTGTAACACGTGTAATAGACTGGCGATAAAGCTGTTTATCTTCGCCAACGAAGAAGAATGTGTTTTCACCTAATCTGTTGGTGTAATCAGGTGCGATTGTTGTGAAATATGGGAAGCCTACATACACACCATCTTGATAATGCAGTGTACGAGGCTCACCTATATAATCTTCACCATTTACAGTAACGGCAACAACTTGTTCACCTAATTCCGGTAATGGTTGAAAACGACCGCCGTAAATATCCATATCCTGTGCCAACACAGAATATTTATCACCTAATTTCTTAGGGTGGACTTTCGGGATCATTCCACCGAATTGTACAAAGTGCATTAAACCACCCCGATACCAATTAAGTTTGTTCCGTTGTAAATTTTAACCAACGACCCTTTCGCATATGGGCTTAAGTCTACTCTAGCTAATCCCTCTGCGTTGGTGGTCACCGGTAAATCTGTGTTATTCACGTTCACACGAAGTGCAGTACTTCTTATAGCGTGGATATACCAAGTTCCATCAGCATTAACCATTTGTGCTGCAGGATCGCCTTTATCACCCTTGTCACCTTTTAACGGTGCTGGAATAGCATTTTGAGCACGAACTACGCTGTCGTCACTTAGTGTAAATACAAGATCTCGTCCATCTGCTCTAGCAGTCGCAATTTTAGCTGCACTATCACCCGCCACGCCAGCATCGCCCTGCCTACCTGTCTCGCCATTGTCGCCCTTGTCGCCTTTTGGACCTTTCGGAACACGACCGGTCGCCTGAATAGTAGTGCCGTCCGGATACGTGAATGTGAGAACGCCTAATGGGCTGATGTTAATTGCCGTTGGTAGTGGACCCTCATCGCCCTTGTCGCCTTTCGGACCACGTAGACCACTGGTTGTACCAGCGTCATTTGGTTTATCACCACATTCGTCGCAACCACCCTCACCACAATCACAACCGCCACCGCAACCGGCTTTGAACAATGATGCACAATCAACGGATAATGTATTGGTGGCACAATCGAATTTTAATGGAGATTGAACATTCAGTGGGATTACACCATTGATGTCTTCAAAGAACTCTTTGTTGGATGATGTGTAGGATACTTTCGCATTACTCTTAATGCAGGTACAAGCGTCACCTAGATTACGCTCAACCTCTAGTACATCACCATAAATACCAACAACACGCATTGTCTCACAGCAAGAATTACATCCATCAACGGTAATGTAAAAGTGTGATCCTTTTGTAACTGGGGGGAAGTTTTTGCCGTGTCCTTTCATTAATTGAATACGTGTAGCATCTTCAGGCACAGCTTTAGACGTGAACCCGATGCCACTATACTCGCACGAAATAAATACAAGATTGTTGTTACACGCCATCCCGATCACCTTTTACTTGTCTGCTTTTTTCAATGCGTTAATTGCTTCAGTCATCTTCGCTAATTCAGCATTAACTTCAGTCTTAAACGCTTCAAGTTTTTCATCAACTTTAGCGGCCACTGTATCAGCGATATACTCGTCCAAAAGCACTGTATTTAAGTCGATGGTAACGCACGTTCCTGCCGGGTGGTTTAACGCACCTGTTTGACCGGCATCACGTTCAACAGAAATCACACCACCTTTTAATTCTTTGATGTGTGTATATTTGACAATCTCAGCACGACCGTTGCGACCGATTAGTGAGATGTATGTGTGGTCGCCCTCGCTTAATGTATTTAGTTTCTTCGCCACTTGTGCAGGGATTTCAATCTCTGTATCACTAGGACTTACATAATTGCGAAGTGCGGTAGAAAAGTGGTTAATTAGTTTTAGCATTTGTCGCTCCCGTTTACACCAATAATGTGACCACCCTCGTCAATTTCGATACAGGTGTCACACGTCCAACAAATTGTTTGTGGCTCAATCGTTTTCTTAGCTTCGCCACCTGTGCAACTTGACACAAATTCGCAGAGTTGAGATGGGTTCCACTCCACTTTGACGCACGAACCTTTGGGGAACGAACTTGCGGTAGTTTCATCCTGACCACGCTCTACGTGGAATTTATCACCATTTACACTTGTGACTTTCATATATTCACGAACGCCACCATTTCTAACCGTAATGTAGAAATGATCTGTAGATGGCACTTTAAAACGAATACCGTCACCAACTGGTACAGTAATCACGTTATCTTTCGCAGTGATTTGTTTACTCAACTCGGTCACTAACCCGAATGGTTTAATGCTTAACATTCTTCGCAATCCTTACAATTTTGAGCTGGAATTGGTACATACTCATCGTCATACTCAGGTTTACGATCACAGCACGTTAAACCACAACGACAATCTTCTTCGCCACAGGTAGAGCATTTATGGCAGCCATCATCTTCAGTCATATCATACTTGATCAATCGTGCTTCACACGGTGGTAAGTAGAATAATAAAGTCAGACATAAACAGCCATCAATGTAGATGTCACCCTCGTAATAACCTGTAGGTAAATCACGGAACTCATCGAGCCAATCGAAGCAGATCGCCCCATCATTTCGAACACGAGTAGGTGGTTGACACATTAAAACTCGGCAATAACCTTTGCGACGAATATCCATTCTTAAATAAGATCGGATAAATGGCAACGGCTTCTCATCACATCGGTAATTACCAATTAGATAACAGGCTTCAGCTGCCGTACGGTCAACTTTAATTGCGTCTCTTGCACGTGTGCGGGGTGGGCAACGTTCTTCACAAGGTGACGGCTCACAACACCGTTCTACAGGTTCCCACTTTGGTGGCTCCAATCGGCAGTCCGGTGTACTGCAACATTTATTGTCTTCACACCCTGACGCACTTTCAAACATTCTCTCCATTTAGGCTCTCCAAAAGTTGTCAAATGGTCTTCTCATTGGGGATGTGCCAAGACGCATTTTCATCGGTACCGGACCACGTTTCTTAGTTTTAGAACGGATCTGTTTGTATTTTTCTTCTACGTTTTGTCGCAACACCATAGCATACTGCAGGTTCGTCCACTCTTGTCCTGGTATCGCATAGAGTTCTGCTAGTGCACCGTCTTTGATTTCAGTCATATAGCGTTCGTAGATGAAATCAGGGATTTCACAATCATCACGTGAAATTGACCACGAGTACTCAACACTCATATCAACTTCAAGCGGTCTAGAACAGCTTTCTTGTGGTGCTTCTCTTAATACAACACTAGGCATACCATCGTGCATTAGATCAACTTCATAATCTACTCCACGCTGTAAGGTATTCCAAGAATCATCAGGAATCGATCCTGGACATCCGAATCGCACTTCAATTACATCAATAATGGTACGACACTCAATCGTATCAATGATGTAGTCAGGTGTTTTAGCCACAAGCGGAAATTGTGCAAAATCACGTGCCACTTGCGTCTCTTGCATAAAACGTACGATTGATTCACGCACTGCGTGCTGGATGATTGAACTAGGAGCATCCGGTGCATATGGGAAAATAAAATCCTCAAAATCTTCAACTGTTCTAGCCATTCATCACCCCTCTACGAGCAAGTTGTCGTATTTCTTCACGCTGTTTGTAGTCGTAAATCTGTAGCAGGTCTAACGCATTTTTCCAGTGTTGGTTGCTGCGTTCTCTGTTCGCTACGTCTTCAATGTCAACGCCATACGCATAGTAGAGCATTAACTCAAAAATAATTGGTCTGAAGTTATCATCAACTTCCAACTCATCATCTTCACCACTAATTTCAGGTGGTGCATAACAAGTAATTGTCAGTGTAGCACTTACACCTTTCGGAACAGGTGGATCTACAATAATCACTTTCGGATCAGCTTCATCATACGAATATGATTTCACTGTATACTCAGACGAAGATGAGCGGGTACTTGATGTACACACCGCTCTATTAAAACCAGTTAGGTTTGAAATCTTAGTCTCACGAACTCGTTTGGTGATTACACCATTCTCGTCCTTTTGCCCCTGCACTGTTCGCAGAGACTTACACGGAGCTGGTAACTCTTGGATAATCCCCTCAACCAACTCCACATCTACTGTAGCGGTAAATTCCTCTTTTCGCACCATAGCGACAATCGCTATAGCATTTCTAATGTAAGTAAGTAGGTCCTGTTTAGTCCAGTGAACGTAGGCAACATCGTCCTCGAACTCATTGTCCTGCAAATACCGACTTACTTCTTCAATGATCCCACTTACTTTCATAGAACCTACTTAGTGCTCATCACTTGACGCATTACATCGTTGCCATTGAGGCCTGCGGGTAACGCATCCATTTGCTCTTGAGTTAAATTAACGTGCGATGGTGGAACAGCTGGGTCCATCGGTGTGGCCACATACGGTGCCGGAATTGGCGGTTGTGGTGCTGGTGGAATAGGGTTGTCTAGTACCTGTTGTGGTACTTCAACGTCAGTGATTTCTTCCTGTTTGCCGAATCGTGTAGCTTCACGCTCTTGCTCACGGAATTGTTGCTGACCTAAATAAAAATCCATTTCTGCCTGAGTGTAAATATAACGCCCTGGCATATTATCCACTACACGACCGTTGAACGGTGTCACATATCCATCATTATCTACGAACCCGATAGGGGTACGATTTGCGTAAGGTTTGTTCATAATAATCTCCAATAAAAAAGGGGAACTACAATAGCTCCCCTCAATTCTACACCATAATTCTAGTATTTTGAACTAGAAGTAGGTACATAACATTCCGCATCCGGATAATCTGTTTCACAAGGTTCAACACCACAAGCACAAGCGTGTTGGTCGTCGAAGTGAACAAGGTCTAACATTGATGACCAGCAAGTGTTCATCATAGTACCCTCTTTCAAACGTAACACAACCAAACCGTTGGTTTGTAAGAAGCTATTAACATCAAAGCGGTGGAATCCTGCTTGTGCGGCATCAATTTCAAATTTAGCTACAACTTCAGTAGCTGCATCCATTAATGCTTTTTCTGCATCCGCAACTGCTTTCTTAGCGTCAGCAACTGCTTTCTTAAGATCCGCATCATCCATTTTAGCCATTAATGCGGCTTGTGCTTTTGATAACTTAGCTTTAGCTTCATCAACTGCTGTATACAATGCTTCTTGGTCAACTGGGCTGTCAGACGCACTACCGTGGATTTCAACTTCAAACTTAGTACCAGGTACTGCAGTTTTGTTGTGGAATACGTAGTCGTTTAATTTAGTGCCAGCTGCTAACAAGTTAATTACTAACTCATCACCAACTTCTAAGTCACGCATACCATTTTCACGGTACCACATTTGATGGTTTTCATCGTAGTGTGAGTAGTGGTATGGTAAAACGAAGTGACGACGTTTTAAGTGGGCTGCATATTCAACGTGTGCGTTGAATGGAGTTAATTCAGACTCCCAAGCCACATCCATCATTCCGTAGTGGCGTTTGTTACCACCGAGGAAAATCGAATAACGTTTAGCCATTAGTTGCCTCCTAAACCTGCAGGTTTGTTGAAGTTCACAGTCGCATACAATGTAGCGATGTGTTCAGGACGAATCACTTCGAAATCGTACACTTGTAAACCACGCCAGTATTGAGCAAATGAAGTTTCCACTTGGTCAATGTGTTGTTGTTTAGTCATTTGTGTAACGAAGCCAGTTGCTGTGTCTAAACCTGCAACGATTAAGTGAGCACGTTTGTCTTTGTGGTTTGGATCTACATAGCTCGGCATATTGTGTGAGAAGTAGATTTTGAAGCCGGCGATTGACGGAATTGTCTCAGCTAACATCACTGGTTTGTTGCCAGTTTTGCCCATATCGTTTAACCAGTTGTTCTGTAAGAACAAGGTACGAGCTGAACCAGGTAACACTAAGTAACGACCACGCATTGGGCATTGTGCTTCATCTAATACTGCAGCTAAGAAGCCAATGTATTGTAAGAAGTTTTCTGCATCAAGGTGAATTGGGCGACCGTACATACCTAAGTCGTACATACCGGATACTTTACCCGCACGAGAACCACGGTTAAATGGATCTGCTTTACGAGGTACATAGTCTAATACTTCGAAGTCAATTTGTTGTTTTAACTGTTCTTGACAGTTAGCGATGAACTCATTAACCCAAGTTTTAATGTTTTGAATTTGTTTTACATCAATTTCATCAAGCTTCAAGTTCCAGTACTTAGCACGGTTGATAACCATTGTTACGGTTTCAGTGTTAAGTTCAGAGAACTCTAATGGTTGGTTCTTTTGATAATTGAAGATTTCACCAACGGGTGCTTTACGGAAAGTGATTTGATCACCTACATCTCGGATCTCACTTGGAACCACGGAATGTGATGTGATAACACCGGTCACAGTATCGTGGTATGTGCGGTGAATCATCTCTTTCGCAAACAGCGGGCTATTCAAGAATTGGTATACTCGATAACCACTCGCTGACTGCATAGTTGGTTTAGCCGTACGAATTGGGCCTGCCATATTTTATGCTCCTAACTTATGACTCATAATCGACGTTGTTGTTCATCTCTGCATCACGATAAATCTCCAAAATTCTAGAGTACTTATCAAGCGTAATAAGACCAGCATTGTAGTCGTTCTCCGCTTTAATGAGCTTAGAGTATGCCAACATTTTCGACCCTTTGTCAGAAGTAGGGGGGGTTCCTGACTGTGGTCTTCCTGGTGCAACGTTTTGCACCCCTGGTTGTTGTGTAGGTTTAAATCCTGACACAATCTCTTTGACAGCTGCTATGTTCCCATTTTGGAGTGCCGCTGTCAATTCCGCTTCTACAGTCCATTGGCCGCCTGAACGTGGTGCCGCCTGTTTTAGGTAAGCATTAAATTCAGGAGTAGCCGAGGTTGTAGCTAAATCCGGTATTTCTTGGTGTAAACGAACGTGGAACTCACGTAGACGTTGTTGTCTAACTTGTTGCTCCGTTTGTTCAACGTGTTGCTGAGCTTGTGCAAGTTTATCTTCTAATGGACGAACTGCTTGTTTGTACATTTGGTTCGCAATCTGTTTCGCAACTTTTGCCACCAACGGACTAGAACGTTCGAACATTTCTTTTTCTTCATCGGACAACTCAGTCTCCGTAGGATCGAAAATGTAATCCTTTGGAGCCTCCGCAGGTTTTTGTTCTGCAGGTTTCGGGTTGTTGATGCCTTGGAAGATACTTGCGTATGCTTCGTTCTTACCTTGCTCAATAGCAAGTTTACGTTGTAGTTCAAATGGGTCAACGTTGTCAGCATTACCTACAGGTTGAGCAGGTGCTGCTGTCTGAGTGGCTGGTGCTGCAGGTTGTGCTGCACTTTGTCCGCCTACTGTAAATTCATCAACGTCAAAATCGTCTTCACCTTGTGATTCACCTTGTTGAGGTTCCACTGCACCTGGTGCTTCTTCAGCACCTTGGTCGTGTTTACCTTGTTCAAGTTCATCTAAAAATTTGTCGAGCTCCGAGGGGTCGTATTGGGTTGTCATCTCTATTTACCATTTTTAAGTTCATCAATGAGGTGCTTCAACATAGAGACACGACCACGAGCGAACTCGGTAGCTGTGTTTTCTTCGTATTGGACACGCTCTTCCTTAAGCAGATCTTCTAAATACGCTGTGTATTCTTGGAACTGCACACTACTTTTCGTAAGAGCTAATACTTTCTTACGACGTTTATAAAAATTTTCTACTGGTTTACCGTTCGACATAGGGTTTAACCTCATACGTATCAATTATATTAACACACGCTCTCGTATTATCAAATCCTAAGTTTACAATACGATAGTATGCTTTTGCGGGTGTAGTATACACGAACGGACTCGTTTTGTTATCAAAAGTTACACGTTCACCTTTAATTAGCACTGGATGGAACTTCAAATCATCCATACACTGTGACTGTTCGTCAAAGGGTGCATACTCGATACCAAACAAATCATCTTCGGTGGCACACTCAATGTGAAATACTAATGCTGTGTTGGCTTTGAACAACTTATATGCCGAGTAGCCTGTTTTGCACTTCATTCCTGCTCCTTAACCAAATCTTCGTCAAATAACACGCCTAGAGCAACTTTGTATGCGATGATCTTCTTACGTGTATCTTCATTCACTGGCTCACTCTCAAAGAGTTCACGCTCTAAATTCAACTCACGTAACAGAACAGCCTTGATGTCTTCGGCACCAGGGCTCGTTCTAAATACTTTTAACGCATACGCTTCTTTGCGTGAAACGACGACGGACATTTAGCACCCCTTGTTTGCGTTCATCAACAACACTTCTTTCTGTTCAGAAGTTAGTGTCTCACCAATTAAGTGAACCTTAATATCAGCATCTGATACTTCATCGTAGTACTTGTTGCTGTCAAGCGAGCACGCCGTCACGCTGTATCGACCTTTCGGTAAGTAGATCAGGTCGCAAGTTTCACCAAATGGGATACATTCTTCGTCACAACCACAGTCCTCTGACACATCTACCAATCGGAAGATTTGTACAGATGGGTTGTATGTAAACTTGTCGGTGGCACTCAACTCAGCTTTCACATAAAGTGCGATAGCTTCGTTTGTGGTGAACTCGACGGGTTTCACATCTAGTGCGATACCATCTTCTTTTTTAATTTCTAAAGTTTTCTTAAACGCCATTATAACGCTCCAGGTTGTGGGTTGCCACCGCCACCCATACTATTCATATTGGCAATCGCACCAGCGGCAGAACCACTACGACCATCCAAGGTTGCCCCTTGTACCATCGGGTTCGGTGCTTGCGGAACACTTCCACCTGTAACAGCTCGTTGGAACTCGTAATCAGGGAATATGTCATCGGTAGGCACACCAACTGATTTGAATAACTCAAACACCAATGCTTTGATACCTTTCGCAGGAATAATAGGTTGTCCTGTTTCAGGGTCCGGTAATTGGACATATGGTGCCATAGATTGTAATGCCCACTCAAGTTTACTTTCTTTATTCTCTTTTTCAACCAATCCGCTAACACCACGAGCGTGAACTCGAATATCACCTTTGATTGTCGGGTCAGAATTAAAGAACAACTCGTAGTCGATAAATGACTGCACTGCAGGTTCGATAATGCGTTCTTCTAAAATACGCAACGCATATTTCACAGACTTACTAGCCTGGTTTAAAACCATCGCCACGCCGCCACTGGTACGCCCCACTGTGCCTAAGTTCTCACTCGAACCAAACGCTACACGTGGAATACCGACAAGCTCGTAGGCTTGCTGTTGATGGAATTGAATCACGTTGATCAAGTTCGCTGATAAATCAGGAACAGTGTAGAAACGAATCGCTGGCATACCATTGTGTTTAGTATCATACACCACCGGTCGTAATGAGTTCGGGATAACAATACGTGGGTCATCTTCATCAGTTAAGCGTGACTCGTCTACCTCACCTTGTACACCACTCGCATAAGAAAGGTTTACTACGTGTGCCACTGCAGTCGCAGTTAAAATACGCTGTGTATCGGCTAGTCGTGTGGTAATACACTCTCCCCAAAACGAACCAGGAATTGGCTCGAATGACGCTGCATAGAACGGACGTAAACCCAATGGATCTGGGTTTAATGTCGCCTTGATCACGATGTCATCAATGATCCAAATCTCAGCTTCATAGTTGCGGTTCTCGTCTTCTACAGACACACCAAACGCTGCAAGAATATTACCTTGAATAGAACCGTAGAATCCCAAACAGTCAAACGCACCTTGTGCCTTACTGTGGTCGCCATCTTCATCGGACGGAATACCCTCTAGGTCAGAGTCAGGTCTATTCTCACTCTCCTCATACGGCTCTAAATATCCGTTCGGATACAACTCGAAAACATCATCGAGTCCATCCTTGGAGTAACCTGGTAACGCATAACAAGTGGCCAGTTCCGTACGTGTAACCTTGCGTCGCTCGATGACGTATTCGGCACTCTGCACATCTTGGGCATATGGAGCTGGGTAGAAATCAAACGGACTGATATTTTCAACAGAGCGTACAACACGTTTACGAACGACTTGACGACCGTCTTCTGCACTCCACTCTTTCCACATCTTCTGCTTCATCGCAGGTACTTTTAAAATCGCTGCAGGGTATGCCACAAAGTTATAGATGAAATCACCAAACTCAGGTAGCCAATCCGCATCCTGCAGTCTGTCCTGAATGAGCGTGTTCATACGTGCTGCTGCAGCATCTGCGAGACGTTGCTTCTCAAGCGTACCCGCCGCCATCAAGTTCTCTTGTACGTCAGCCTCAATCTCAGCATCAGTCGGTACAATGCCCTCTTGCTGCATAGCCGCATACTTCTTGAGTAACACGTCCATTACAGTACGCTCTGCACCTTTGTCTAAATCAACAACAGGAGATGCCTTGATAACAAATGGGCTCTCCAAACTGTTGGCAAACACATCACGGATTAGACCAACCGTACCACGAACAATAGGCGAGGTAATGTTGCAGTTGGCATCCACTTCAGGATCAATACCAACCCCACCAATACGTTCACCTTTAATCTGCTTCAAGCACTGAGTGAGCGTGTCATAAATCTCACCCTTGGCATAGCGTGCTTCTTCAAAGCGTTTACGTACGTACGCACCTAAGTCCGCTCGTATCTGTCTCTGTCTTTTCTTCGAGAGCTCAGCCATTGTATCACCTACTTATTACGTTGCACTTTGCCTAACACGCCTGCGTTGCGTCGGCAACGACATTTGTCTAACTGCATATTCTTCTCCTACATAGCACTTCGTTTTAACGATGGCAGCACTCTACGTCTACGCTGCTTCATTCCCACCAGTGCATTATAACCCATACACAAATATGAGAGAGCATCACATAAATCCGAGCACCAACCCTCGTGTGATTTCGTCGGTACATCACGAACCGTATCATTACGGCCCTTAACTTTCTCATAAATATAAGTTGAGCCAATCGCCTCAATTATATACTTACAGTTGTCTGTAATCAAAATCGCTGGTCGACCCTCACCATCCAATCGAGTTAATCGCTGTTTAACAGCTTCTAGTCGTGGTTGAAGTTTGTTATTACCACCCGGATCTTCAATCGGTATGCCGTGTTTCAACAACACATCAAATGGTGAAACATCCAACGCCTGTGTCTCAACATTACCGGCCGGGTCTCCCCACGCTCCCTCTATTGTGCTACGAGGATACTTTTGACGCAAGACAGGAAATAAAAAATCTGTACATAAGGTATCAATGGAAATGTCTTCTCCCATCACCTCATCAATCACAATAAGCTTGCCGCTTTGCGTCGCTGTGGCAATCGTACAAACCGGTGTACGACCAAAGTCGAAGCCAAGATAAAGTCGTAGTGAAGATGGTAATTTCTCGTGTCCACCAACCCATACGTGTGTGTCACGTCTAAATTCAGGGTACACTACCTTACCAGTCACAATATCTGCGAAGTCACCCTCAACGTATGCTCTCACACGCTGACGATCTCCACTCAACATATTAAAGTAGTAGCCATATCCACCTGGTAAGTTGTCAATGTTCTCAGCCAACGGATTCGGTACCCACTCGCCCTCAGCTTTCTCAATAAGGCCACCAGGCTGTCGGAATAACTCAAACTGTTTTCGCCCCGTCGCTGCTTCGATTTTTGCAAACTCTTTGTCACGAGAACCAAGCGACCATTGGTATAACCAGTGGTCTTTGCGTGGACCATTAGTCGCACCAATCAACCCAACCCACGTCGGCTTGCCTTTCCTACCACTCGGATAACGACCCAAACGTCTCACCACGGAGTCGATTAGCTCCTCCGGCAACTCTGAAATCTCATCGAGCATCGCATTGGTAGGTTCATAACCCAAGAGTTTACTCACGGCATCTTCTGTATCGAACGACACAAACTCAATATCCCAGTGCACATAAGTTTCATCAGACAGTCTCGCACGCACGTGTGCAGTCGGTGGGAACGACCCTTTTTTAAACGTGATCGCTTCTCCCAACCAACCTAGCATATTCTCAAATGTAGGGATGGTGGCAGACTTCAAAACTTGATACGTGTTACGACCAACAAGCGTGCGAGAATACCGCACTTTATCTTCTGCCGGTTCTTGCAAACACGCACGACGGAACAACTCTACGGCCATATAGGATGTCTTGGCACTTCCTGCAGGGCCGACCACGAACTTGATGAACGCATCACTGCGTGCAAACGCATTAAGCGTCGGGTACTTATTCAGGTCAAATGTATTAGCGTTCTGACTCATTCACAACCTCGTTAAACATATTTACATCCACAACCGTCTCCTCTTGTGGGATCAGTTTGCTCACCGGTGTCACATCAATCGCCTCTCGAACAGGCGGGAGTTGTGATGGGTCTCCAAATGAGAAGTTGACCACCATACCTGCAGAGCTTGTCACCTCATCACCTTTGGCCACCGCACCCTTGCTAATGACCTGAGTATGAGTAAGCGTCGCCATCTGTTTCAACTCTCTCACCACCATACAAACTTCACTCGGCTTAATATCTTCACGTATCAGTTGCTCTGCCAACACGTCAACCGCACCCTCTAGTGCCGCCGCCGCTTTCATCTGTGCCGTGATCAAGACGCCCTCGTCCATCATCATCCGTAGGTTCTTCACCTCGGACTTGAATATCGGCATCTCAATGATCTTGGCCAGGTCACTGGCATCTAACCCATACTGCTCAATAATCTCAACACCGTGCTGCTTACCAAACAGAACGATGTCACGAGCCAAACTTGGTATGAATATATTTTTGTAAAACGCAGCACGTGACGCCCCATCGGACGTATCAGCCTCGCTTTTCGTAATCAAATCCTGTATTGTCTTATCACTCACGGGGGGAATCTCCTAATTAATACCCTTGTATTTTACACAGACATCAATGAGGACACAATGACTTACCAATATCAATATGTCCAATCAGGACAATCACAAACCAAAGATGACGTACTCGACCAACTCACTAAGTGGGATGTCGGCACAAACGGACAAGTAAAACAGGGTGGTAGCTTCGGCCCCGGTGGCAGCTTCCCAAACGGCACCCTCTTCGAGAACGCCACCCTCACCAACTTCATCAAGTTCGGTGACGGCTGCATCTTCGTCAACTGCAACTTCAAGCACAATAAGTATGCTCCATTCTCAACGTTCGGTGACGGCTGCATCTTCGACAACTGCAGTCTCAACGGTGTCACCATCCCTAAAACTGCAGTACTCAACAAATGTAAAATTGGTACAGCCAACGTACAGACGTCCTATATCAACAACAAACGGGAAGAAAAACCTGCAGGTGGAGCTGTTGTCGCTAAGCACCCTGAGACACAAGGCACCCGCATCACCAACTGGGACGGAGACATCACCCAGCAGCCTGGAATACACGGTACTACAGATGCTGATGTCACCACCAGCGGATCTGAAGATTTTCCACCGGCTGTATAACATACACAATCGACAGTATAACATACACAACCTGCTGTATAGGTTAGATCAGCCTGTATCAAGGGGTATTCCAACAAATAAAAGAGGCTCTACCTCGCTATGAAAGTAGAGCCTAAAAAGGAATCTTATGAAAATTTAGTTTAGCTAAAGCTCTGTAACAAGCCTATGTCTGATATTCACAAAGTTCTCGGTCCCGTGCATATCGGTGGTATGTCTCAAGTTCGGACTCAGGATGCCTCCTGTCTACACACAAGGTAAAAAGGAACTCTAGATGAGATATGAACGACTCAAATAAAGAAAAACCTCTGTGTAGAGACTTGAAACACACCACCGTTATACAAGTGGCTTATCACAGGTATACAGTAATGTATCACAGATACACTGTGGCGGTGAGTGTAGGATTCGAACCTACATTACATCACGCTAGGAATGATGTGTAATACGCCCAATTATACCAACCCACCTTGTGTAGCGTACCCTACGACGAGCCCCCCTCGGAGTGTGACAGCCTCCCGGAGTGACCCAGGCACTGCCTGACAAACCTGCTACGTGCAGGGTACACGTCGTATTATAAGCAAGCGGAGGTATTTAGGCAATACCCCACCGCACTTTTTACTTAAACTTTATGCTTGAGCGAGTATCTCGCCACCGCACCGACGATGCGAAGAAACGACTGGTGCGACATCTTACCCCTAAAATCACGAGCAATTTTAGAAACAAACACTTTGCCAATCCCTCCAGTCTGAACAAGCTCAGCACTACGAGGCGAACCGTCCACCGTTAATGTAGCTCCGGTATAGTAACAACGACCCTGTTGCGATGTCCAAAGGGCAAGGTATGACCCCACCACCGCTCTCATTGGTACATTCTTTCTCTCTTTACGAGCAAGCGTTAGTAAGTGTCGAACCACTTCCACGCTCACCCTCGCCTCTTGTGCCAACGATTGGATGTCCTCGTCACTTAGCTGCATCGCCTCGTGACGCTTTGGTATCACACCTTGTTTTTGTAAACGTTTGATTACGTCTCGAACAGTGTTGACACTAAACCCTAGGGTGTTGGCAATCGACTGTCTCGAAAGACCAGCGTTCCATAACCCCTGTATCTGTGCCTTATGTTCCTCTGTTACTCTGCGTCTCTGCTGTGCCATCACTTCTATAGTATGTATGTATGTTGTGTAAGTTGGAGCGTCCGAGGGGGGACCCGTCGCCTTGATAGGTTAGTATTCTACGTGGTGTAATTTGCCGTGTCAAGAGTGGGGGTGGGTGATCTTTGAGGGGTGGGGTGCTTTCAAGCGAGGGGAGCTGTGGTGAGCGGTAGGGGGCTTCTATATATATAGTAGGGGTAGGGGCGTCGGCAGTTGGTATGTCCATTCTTCTATATATATATATATAGTAGCGGCTGAGAAACGGATAGGCGTAGATGCGTCGGTGCTTGGGTAGGGTCTCCTTATATAGTAGTAATCTTGAACCTCTGTTCCTTTGTATCGTAGAACATAAGAGGCGTTGCACTTTTGTATATATGTCCCTATGCACCTAAGAGGCGTTGCGGCGTGGGCCAACCTGAGAACCTTGGTCTCGTGTATACCGTGCGTACAGGTCGATAGGTGGGAGCCTAGCACTCGAACGCCTACCCCTGTGATAGTGAAGTGTGGGGCTCACCAATCCAAATTCCCATAGGGGGCGTAACGCAGCGACCACGCAACGAAAATTCTGCGGGCGTGAGAACGTGCGAACCGAAAGACGACAGGACAACACGTGCAAGCGAAAGAGAAGAAAGAAAACTAGACAAGCGAAAGAATAGAAAATTGTGATAGTGCCTAGCGATGAAGTGCCTTTTGTCTTTTTGTTCCTTTGTTTTTTAACTGTTTAGTTGCTCAAAAAATAAGCAATTAACACAATTATTTTTAAAAAAGTGTTGATTTCTGTTTTTTATCTTGCTATAATTCATTCCGAAAGTTAGGGAACATTCCCGAACAATTAAGAAGAAAGGCGATCCGCTTTTCACCGTTAAACAAAAATCGTATTTTAGAAATACGAAAAACTAAAAAGGAAATTATTATGACTACTCAATTATTCAACAAAACAGAAAAAGCTCAAGCCGTTGAAATTTTAAACGGATATGAAAAAGCATCATTGAGTTTAAAAATTCTATTCAAAAAGAATTGTGCGGATCTTCTTGAAAATGTAGATTTAAACGTTCAAGGTATATCAATGCAAATTGCTAAAGAACTTTTTGGCGATAACTTCAAATCAGGAAAAAGTGGTTATGCGAAAAGTGATATTGACCGCATTTTTAAGAAAGAATTCGTAAAAGAGCATTTTGTATTAGCTAACACTAATACCTACGCTCTAAAAGAAGATAAAAGCTGGTCAGACTTTAAAAAGTCATATTTGTCAGATAAAGAAGAAGCATTGTGCAAAGAAGCAGGAAAGAGCTTTTTTAAACGTCTACACGATAGACGTTATCAAATGATCTCAAATACCGTGACTGATTTAAGAAATGAAATGCAAATCCGTCTATCGGATACGGCTAAAAAGAAAAAAAGCCTAGCGGAAATTGTTAAGGCTTTTAAATCTCAAATCACCAATAAATTGGTAGAAAAAGAATTTGATAAAACTTCTATTCTTGCCGAATTAGAAGATCTGAAAAATTACATTTCAAGCATTGACTAACTCAAAGGCTAGGGAAAACCTAGCCTTTTTTATTATCTAAATTTTAAGCCTTAACCGCTTTTTGTGGTTAAGGCTTTTTTGTTTTCTGAATTTGTAGTTTTCTTTATCCGTAATTTTTCGTGTTTAAAAATACGAAAAAAAAAGCAAAGGAACAAAACTGCCAAGCCTATTAGCCGCTAAGCTGCGTGATAGTGCCACAGGCGTGATAGTGAAGTGGCTGACGGCTGACGAGGTGTTGATGGCGTTGTATGGTGGGATTTGTTGGTTACGTGGCTAGTAGCGGAAAGGCGTCGCACCGTGGCGTCGCAGTGCCGTAGTCCTGTTGAGGCTTAGAGGCGTTGGTACTGGCACAGGCGAACGCAGACGGTGAAAGGTGAAAACGGCAAATCGAAAACGAAAAAGTAAAAAATGTATATAATAAAA